TTCACCGGGGCGAGTGAGCCAAATCATAGCCAACGAATCCTCGAAGCTTCGCGCTCACCTGAAAGTGGCGTAAGGAACTTAGGAGTTCCCATGTTTCTATCCGCACAAGACCTCGTATTCTTCGGGCTGATCTGCTTCGTACTCGGCATGCTCCCTCCCATCGCTTACAACCTGAGATCCAAGCCGAAGCGTGATGAGCGTGGGCGATTCAAAAAGATTGCAAAATGAATGACTTTGGTGCAAAGGTCAAGGCGGCAGAGCGTGAGGCCAAAGCGAAATCCAAGCCTTCTCAGAACAGAAAGCGCACCGTCCCGAAGAATGCATGGAAAAAAGGGCAACCCGGCAACCCTGAAACGGTGTGGCAACCCGGTCAGAGTGGCAACCCTGGAGGCCGACCCAAGAAGACGCCAATCACCGATGCGATGCGGGCGTATCTTCTGCTGCCGTATGACGGCAAGGATAAGAAATATAAGGGGTTGAGCAACGCCGATGTGTTAGCTATCCGACAGTTTGAGTTGGTCATAGAAGACGGTGACATGAGTGCGGCGAAAGAGATTGCCGATCGCGTAGAGGGTAAGGTTCCGCAGAGGCAGGAGCATGGTGGGCCAGACGGAGGGGCAATCCCCTTCGTGAACGTCAGCCCGGCGGAGAACGAGAAGCGCATCATGGAGCTGATGGCGAGAACTGGCGGCGGGCAGTAATCGTGTGCAATACACACATCACCCGTGTACACTGCACACATGGGCTACGAATCAGTCAAAGCATGGGTTTGCGACGTTTGTGGGCATCGCTGGATTGCTGGCGAGATTGTTCCAACGCACTGCGCATCGAGCAAGTGCCGCAGCCGTAAGTGGGATAGTAGTTCGGATCAGGCGATCGAGCAGGCACCACCTGAAGCAGTTGGCGTTCAAATCCACATGCCCCAAGGAACGCTGATCGCATCACGTATGAGAGCGCACGATCGCAAGACCTGCCGAGTATACAAATGCGGTCTTTGCGCAGCTATTGGGAGTGAGGATGTCGTCTGCGCAGATCGATCTATCCGGCCTCACCGATGAAGAGAAGGCAGAACTTCGATGGAGGCTGGAGGAGCGCGAGCGGTACGCGGCGGCAACGGAGCAAGAGCAGCAAAAGATTCGGGAGACGGCGCGGCTGCAGGCTGACTTCACCGCCTTCGTCAAAGCCGCATGGCCGATCCTTGACCCGGGTAATACTCTTTCGTGGTCGTGGCACTACAACCTGATTGCGGAGTACCTGACGCTGGCGGCGGAGAAGAAGTGTCGGCGGCTGATCATCAACATCCCGCCCCGGACACTCAAGTCCATCCTCATCACGGTGATGTTTCCGGTTTGGGTGTGGACGCGGTCGCCGCAAGCGTCGTTTGCTTGTGCCTCGTACGCCGACAAGCTCTCAACAGAGCACTCGGTAAAGCGTCGGCGGTTGATTGAGTCGGACTGGTTTCGCGGGCTATGGGGGGATCGGATCTGGCTGCAGAAGGACCAGAACGAGAAGACTAAGTTTCAGAACAACTACCAGGCGCAGATGATTGCGACCTCGGTAGGCGGCACGGCAACCGGTCTAGGTGGTAACTTCCTCATCGTCGACGATGGATTGAAGCCGGATGAGGCAGTATCCGAGGCGGCGGTCACGGCGCTGCATGGGTGGTTCGATAACACCTGGCGATCACGGCTCAACAACCCGGCAGAAGATGTGATGATCATCGTCGAGCAGCGCATCGGGGAGCTGGACCTTACCGGCCACTGCGCCTCGGTCGACAAGGACCTTGTAGCAAAAGGGGAGAAGCCGCAATGGACCGTGCTTTGCATCCCCATGGAGGCGGATGAAGAGGCGGTCGATAAGAACACGCTGATGCAGCGGTTTGTCTTCCCCGTCTCGGGGATGATCAAAGACCGGCCGCTGGGGGATGTGCTGCAGCCCAACCGGTTCCCGCCTGAGGTTGTGGCGGCATGGAAGATTCTGAGGATTACCTGGGCGACACAGTACCAGGGTAGGCCGTCACCGCTTGAAGGCAACATGATCAAGCGCAGCGACGTGATGTACTACGGCGGCCGCGATCCTGACACTGGGGATGCAGACGAAAGACTTCCAGAGAAGTTCGACCTCATCCTGACCAGCGTCGACGCAGCATTCAAAGACCTCAAGACGAGCGATTACGTCTGCGTGGGAACCATCGGAGTCAAAGGCCGAAAGCGGTACATTCTCGAGGTCGTCAACAAGCACCTCGACGCACCGGCAACGGAGACTGAGGCGCGGCGCCAGCGGGAGAAGTACAAGAGTTCTGCTGTTCTGATCGAGGACAAAGCCAACGGCTCCGCAGTCATCAAGAGCATGCGGCGCAATGTCTCAGGCGTGGTTCCGATCGAGCCTGAGGGTGGAAAGATTTCCCGCTTCTTCGCGATGTGCGGGGAGTGGCAGGCGCACGACTGGTACCTGGACCGTACAGCAGCATGGGAAGACCAGACAGTAACACAGCTCACCAAGTTCCCTGGCGTCAAGAACGATGACATAGCTGACATGATTTCGCAGGCGGCAATATACCTGCGATCACACACCTCTGGCTTCCTCGCGTTGTGGAAGAAGGAAGTTGCAGAGTACAAGTTTGAGCCTAAGACGTTAGAGGCTGCCCAGATGGAGTCCTCCTCGACGTGGCAGGAGAAGACGGCACAAAAGCCGTTGGCGCCGAACTCTGAAGTTCCGAAGATTCAAGACGTCGCTGAGTGCCATGGATGTGGGAACAAGTATTTGAGCAAGGGCGCTGACGGCTACTGGAAATGCAATGTGTGTGGGAGGAGTTCGACGGATGCCTAACCTGCTAAAGACAATCCGCAACATCATTCGCCTCGCGTTTCAACTGTGCTCGCTCTGGTTGGAGCGTCGGCGCAATAAGGCTGTGGGCCTAGCTAATAAGTTGATCGTCCACTACCTCTACCGCGTGACCGGGAAAGAGAAGTGCCCGGCGTGCGGATCCAGAGCGAAGCACGAGTATAAGTTCAACCCGGCATATCGGGCGGTGATTCATCGCTGCAAGGTATGCGTCGCAGAGTGGGGACAGAAGCCCCTTGTGATTGCGGACCAGTGGATGCTTGTACCGCAGCAGCAACAGCCACAAACGCCGCGCGGGCCGGTGGGACACTACGATGCCTGACTCCGCCGAGGATGGCAGCTAAAGTTTGAAGTTGATCCCGCAAGTAGTCTTGGCGCGGGTACGGCCTGACGCTGGCAATAGCGTTGCTCCAACCGAAAGCGGAGCGAATCATGAGAACACGTTGCAAGTTTCAGGTAGTCGGCGTAGAAGTCGTCAATCACGCACTTGGCGAGAACATCGAAAAGCCCGCAACGGAGCCGGGTGGTTACAAGTCGTACGAGTTCAAGCCCAGCGGTAAATTCGCACAGAACGTGCGTTTGGCCGCCGTCTACAACCCCGAAAGCGCGGAGGATGTCAGCTTCGCAGCTGCGACTCCAAGCGGAGAAGTGAAGATCTACGTAAGCAACCCGGCGGTTGTCGGCACGTTCAAGCCCGGCGATTACTATTACGTTGACCTGATTCCCTGCGAATAGCGCCAGCAACCGGACCACTAAACGTCAAAAAAGGTCGTTCCTTCGGGGGCGGCCTTTTTGTTTGAACAGGTGAACATGGCAGATTTCAGCGCGGGCAAGACGACATTGACGCCTTTCCGCGCTGGCGGATCGGGGGTAACCTCTGCAGGTTGGTTCTCACCTCTCCAGCCTCTGACGCCGGTGGCACCGCAAGGCACTCTCCCGCGGCAGTACCCCTACCCATGGGGAGCGAACTACGACTGGACGCCGCGGTCGAATGAGCCGATCGGCTTCGACATCCTCCGGACGGTCGCTGACCCTGCGCTGGGTGGCTGGGATCTACTCAGAAACGCCATAGAGCGCCGCAAGGACATCATGTGCGGGCATGAGTGGGAGATTCGGAAGAAGACGGAGCCTGGAGACACCAAGGGACGGCGGGCGGCGAAGAACGACAAGACGGCGGCCGAGCTCAACAAGTTCTTTCAGAAGCCGGACGGCATCAGGACGCATCGCCAGTGGATGCGGATGATTCTTGAGGACCGTTATGTCATCGATGCCGTTGCCGTCTACAACCAGAAGGAAGGCATCAAGGGCACGGTTGAGAAGGTAGAGAAAGGCGTCAAGCATAAGCAGGTGATTCAACAGGGAAAAATCTCCCGCTTCATGGTGCTGGCCGGGGACACGATTACACGCTGCCTGGACATTCAGGGGCTCACCCCTCAACCGCCCGCAGTGGCTTACCAGCAGATAACCTACGGTTCGGTCTCGAACGACTTCACCACAAACGACCTGATTTACGTGATGTCGAATGAGCGGGCCAACCGCCGGTACGGATTCTCAAAGGTTGAGCAGGTCCTGAACACGATCACCTTGGGCCTCAGCCGGCAGCAGTTCCAGCGGGACTACTACAAAGAGGGCAACATCCCGCAAGCTCTGGCGTTCCTTGACCCTATGGTGACGCCGGATCAGATCACAGAGCATCAGAACGCCTTTGACGCGCGCTTCTCGGGGAACATCAAGGCCAAGTCTCACCTGACATTCTTGCCGGGCACCAAAGACGGTAAGCCTTCGATCATCTTCCCGAAAGAGGTTTTGCTCAAAGATGAGCTTGATGTCTGGCTGATGCAGATTGTCTGCGCAACGTTCGGCGTGAGCGCCCAGCCGTTCCAGAAGCAGATGAACCGGGCCTCTTCCGAGGAAGCCAACGACGCCTCGCAGGAGCAGTCAGTCGAGCCAGAGCTTCGGGAGAACGAAGACCTTCTCAACTCGATGATTGCAGCCCTTGGTTATGGGGACGATTACGAATTTGCCTACCAGCAGCACCGGGAAGCCGATGTACTGAAGCAGGCCCAGGCCGACAACCTCCGCGTCGGCAAGTCAGAGACGATGAATGAGCAGCGCGAAGCGAGAGGCTTGGATCCAAGGCCGGAGCCGGAAGCGGACATGCTTGGCGTCTTCTCCCAAACCATGGGATTTATCCCGCTAGGAGTGAACCCCAATGCAGATGCAAGCGATAGCGAAACCGACAAGCCTGACGCTGAAGCCGGGAAAGCTGGGGACGCCAAAAAGCCAGCCGGAAAAGGAAAAACTGAGAAAGTAGGCGAGAAATGATCATCAACATCGGTTCGACTGTCAACAATGCGAGCATCTATGGGCCAGATAGCCCGTTTCCCGTGGACACGGTGATAGTGCCAGAGCCGGGAGAAGTAACTGGTTCGCGGTATAGGTTCGGCCTGAGCAGCGCAGACACGGCAGCGATGCTGCGGAAGCTCGCGGACGACATCGAGAGCAAGGCCGTCAGCATCCAGTCCACGGCCAAGTCGTACGAGCATTCAATCGAAGACTTTGAACTGACCAGGCTGACGGTCGTTTACGGTGAGCCGCGATGAACGACGATCTACGCCAGCACCAGTACGACGCCCTCCGCAATGAGGACACCGCGCCATTCATCCGGAAGTACCTCCGAAAGCAGTTGCACGACAACCAAGGCGGTTCACTGGGCCACGAGATTGAGCAGAGGCGCACATACCCACAAGGGGAGTCCACCATACGGCGGTCCCCTAAGCCTCTCAAGCCTGCGCACCTTAGCGGGCGGCAGTTTGCGAAGCTGCGGAAGCAGGCGCAGAAGATTGTCAGAGCAAGTTCCTAAATTTGTGCGGCGGCGTGGATGGACACGCTGGGTAGGAAAGTCCCTGCGAGCGGTCTGCCGTCTTCCCGACGCAATTGCAGTTGATCGCGCAAACGCGCTTTACGCATATCGGGCGACTCGCATAGCTGGTATCAAGCCCAGCCCGCACAATTAGGTTGCCAAAGGGCCGGGTTGCCTCGGCCCCTCTTTTTACCCCTATGAAACATAGATTCGACCCTGACCCCGAAGACGGCGCGGACGCCCTGCGCTGGTGGAACGAAAGGCTGCCCGATGAAACTTCTGAAGTTCAGCCAACTGGCGAAGGTGGACGAGACGACCCACACCGTGGGGGGAATTGCAACCTCGGAAACCCCAGATAAGACCGGAGAGATCGCAGACTACAAAGCTTCGAAGAAGGCCTATCAGACTTGGTCTGCGGGGTTCAAGAAGACCACCGAGACTTCAGGGCAGGAAGAGTCTCTTGGCAACATCCGCAAGCAGCACACCCTTGAAGTTGCAGGGAAGACCATCGCGATCGACTACAACGATGCGGAGAAAACCATCTCCCTCGACACCACGCCAATCGATGACGTGATGTGGGAACAGATCAAGAAAGGCTTCTACACCGGCTTCTCGCACGGCGGAGATTACGCCTGGCGCCGTTGCGCTGAGTGCGAAACCGACATCCCTCAAGGAAACAACTGTCCATCCTGCAAGAAACAGGTCTACGTCCGATACGCGCCGATTCTCGCAGAGGTCAGCTATGTGGACAACGGCTGCAACCCGGACGCGACCTTCGCCTATGTGAAAGCGGACGGAACTACCGAAATGCGGAAGTTTCAAGGAGCAGCTATGGAACAACTCAACATCCCCGAACTCGCCAAGCAGGTTGTGGCCGAGATGAAGAAGAACGAGCCGAAGTTCAAGAAGTTCGCCGGGGAAAGTCTCCCCTCCTCTGCCTTTCTGGTTGTCGGCAACGCCGATGACGCAGCAACGTGGAGCTACCCGGTGGAGTTCAGCGATCAGAAGGTGGCGAAGGCTCATGTCCGCTACGCGCTCTCGCAGAAGCTGGACAAGGCCGCTGCTGACCGCGTGGACGGGCTGGCGAAGAAGCATGGACTCGACCCCGAGAAAGAGCGTGAGGGATTCGAGAAGGGCCGCGTCGCCTTGCACAACGCCATCCTGAAGACCATGGCCGGGAGCCTTGCGAAGAACCTCTGGACCGTGGGGGATCTGGCCAACATCATCCAGACGCTCGCCTGGATGCACCAGGGCGTGGTCTACGAAGAGTTCTACGAAGAGGATTTGAAGTCAAAGTTGCCCGATAAGTTGCAGGGCAACATTGAGGATTTGATTCAGACCTTCCTCGCGATGGCTGAAGAAGAGACAGCAGAGCTTGCCGCTGCAATGACGGAACACAAGGAGACGATGCTTATGAGCACCACAGCAACCATGACCAAAGCGGCAAGCCCCGAACTCACGGAGCTCAAGAAACAGGCCGACGCACTGAACGCACAAATCGCAATCTTGATGAAGGGCAAGAGCCCCGAAGGAGTCAAGGACAACGGAGAAGCTGGCGACGGCGAGCCTGAGTCCATCGACCCCATCAAGGACCCCAAGCTGACCGGCAAGGCTGCCAAGGCTGAGACGGTTGACATCGCTGGGATGGTAAAGGCCGGTATCGAAGCCGGTCTGTCTGAGATCGTCAAGGCGCTCACCAAGGCCGCTGACGAGGACGACGACCATGTCAAGGGCTGCAAGTGCGACAAGTGCAAGGACGACAAGGCTGAGAAGGTGACCAAGGGCGTCGGCGATCGCACCGCGGCTTCCAATGGCGCGTTCTTCGTTGGCTCTGCACCGGTGACCAAAGCGCAGGACGTGACCGGCGTTGTCGATACTCCTGTAGCCATCACCCCAGAGCTGATGGTGAAGGCGCGCAACGGCGATCCTGAAGCTGTCCGCGCACTCGCCAAGTCCGCACCCCCGACTACCGCAATCCCGACCACGCTTCAGGGAATGTTCGCCCCGCGCTAAACCCTCCCCATCCCCCCGTCTCCTGCCGAGACCACAAAAAACATCACGCCGAACAGGCAGGAGACACCACCATGAGCATGACCGCCGACCTCCAGAACCTTGTGAAGGCGCTGCGCAAGGATGGCCCCACAACGGGCATCAGCAGCTCCTCAGACCTCAACTTCTACTACCTCGAACAGTGGGCGAAGGCGACCTACCCGGTCTTCTTCCCGCTGCTCGAGTCCACCCCCCGCGTCCACAACGAGTACAACGGCACTCGCGTGGGCGGGCCCGGCGTGAACTGGAAGCAGATCACCTCGCTCAACATGCCAGGATCCGCGAGCGTGCCCGAAGGCAAGCGTGCCCCGTACATGGGGATGACCACGAAGAACATGTACACTCCGTTCCGCTTCCTGGGCGCGGAGAACTTTGTCACCTTCGTGGCGCAGGCTGAAGGTCTGGGCTTTGACGACAACCTCCGTCTCGCTCAGAACTCCGAACTGCACGGGCTGCTGACGCAGGAAGAGAAACTTCTTCTGTATGGCAACTCCGGAACGGGAGCCGGCGGGAATGGCTACCAACTGGGAACGACCCCGACCCCGACTGCGACACTCACCGCTGCGGCCACCGGCATCACTGGAACCCCCACCATCGCCCTGTTCTGCGTTGCGTTGACTCCCTACGGAGCGGTGCAGGCGAATACCATCGGCGTGGCGCTGCCCTCGACCTTGACCGGCGCGGACAGTTCCACATTCACCCAAAACGGCGGCACGGCGGCTATCTCGGCCGTTTCGAACACGGTCACCATCTCAGCCGGCAATCGCGCTGTGACGGGGGCAGTCGCGGCCATTTCTGGCGCGGTGGCTTATGCCTGGTACGTCAACTCGACGGACACCACAACGGCAAACGCGATCTTCTACGGCGTCACTTCGGTGAACTCTGTAGTGGTCACGTCTCTGCCAACCGTTCCGGCCGCTTCTCAGACGTTGGTAGGTTCCATCTACTACGCCGGAAAAGCCAATGGCGCGGGCGCAGGGAATCTGACCACCGACAACTCGGCCAATCCGCTTGATCCTGATGGCATTTTGACATCGGCTTTCGCGAACGCCGGGAACACCTCTGGTTTCGCAAGCTACGTCAAGGATCTTGGCGGCGCTGCGCTGACCGGGGACGGCACGGGCGGCATCGTTGAGTTCGACGCGGCGATTTACTCGGTGTGGAAGCAGTACAAGGCCAGCTTCAACTGCATCTACGCGGCTTCGAATCTGGCGCAGTCGATTGTGACCGCGACTCAGGTTCCCGGTGCAAACGGTGCGCAGCGCGTGACGTTCGAGACCGACAAGCAGGGCAGCATCACTGCCGGTTCGTTCGTCAACGGCTACCGCTCGAAGTTCTCGACGTCGCTCGAGCAGAAGCCGATTCCGGTCAAGTATCACCCCTACCTGCCGGATGGTGTGGTGCTGTTCGACATCACCGAAAACCCGTACCCCGCTGCCGGAACAACCATTCCCGCAGTGCGGCGTGTTGTGACCCTGGAAGACCACTTTTCCATCAAGTGGCCCTACCGTGGGCTGCAGCATGAGTTCGGGGTGTACTCGTTCCTGGGCTTCCAGCATTATCTGCCCTGGACGATTGCGGTTCTGACCGGCGTCAAGGGTCAGTAAAAGATGCTCCCGTAAGGGGGCTTTCAAAGGGGAGGTCTTGGTGGCAGGACCTTGGCCTCCCCAATGAATTTTCAGCAGTAAGACAACTATTCAGGCGGTGCCCATGCTCGATCTCACGACATTACCGAGCGTACAGGCATGGATCAACGGCGGAAGCGCAGACGTCGTCAACCTCCAGTCGTGCATCACCGCCGCCTCCGTAAACTTCCTCAGCCTCACTGGAAGAGGTTTGACCAACGGGGAGGACACGCAGTCTCCCTTCAATCAACCCGTGGCCTACACCGAGATCTACGACGGCAACGGCTCACGACGGCAGATGACGCGCAACGCACCGGTTCAGTCGATTCAATCGGTCATGATCGCAGGGCAGCCAGTCCCGGCGTCGACAGGTTTTGGCGTTCCAGGCTATGCGATCGATGCGAATGCGAAGTCCATCATCCTTCAGGGTGGCAGATGGCACGTACAGAATGGCTTCGATCATCAGAGCGGCTTTTACCAGGGGCAGCAGACAGTCACGCTTGCGTACACGGCGGGGTACACGACCAAAGCCGTCACCGGGGAGTTGCAGACGATCCCCGCCGGCCTAACCTTGAGCGCCTCGAGTCTTTCGCAGGGGCTGAACTGGCTGGCGGATGGCGGAGTGAAGTACTTCTCTGACGGCACGCCGCTGACGCCATCTCTCATCTCTCCCACAGTTGGGCAGTATTACATCGTTTCGCCTGGCGTGTACCTCTTCAACGCGGCCGATGCAGCAAGGCAGGTGTTGCTCTCCTACACCGCCGCGGGCACACCGGCAGACATCGTGCTGGCGATCAATCAAATGGTCGCACTGAACTACAAGCGTCGGCAATGGGTTGGGATTCGTTCTCTGGCGATGAAGGACGTCGGATCGACCTCCTACACGATGGACCTTGACCCATCGATTACCCGGGTCATCGACCTCTACAAGCGGACGGCGATTCTCTAATGTTCGCCCTTGACGTCGAGCAGGCAGTAACGGGCATCGAGGAGAAACGCTCCCTCCTGACCGACATGCTAGCGGAGCGCATCGACCGCGTGAACGCAATGATGGCCGAGAGGGTCAGAGGAAACCTCTCCGGTGCCGTACTCAACCGGCAGAGCGGAAAACTTCTGGACACGGTGCAGCAAGTCCCCACGCAACTCTCAGGCGACGAACTTTACGCCTCAGTTTCAGCCGGGGGGCCGGAAGCGCCTTATGGAATTTACTTCGAAGAGGGCGGCACGGAGTTCTACACCATCGCCCCCGTGAATGCGCGTGCGCTGGCGTTCATGATGGGCGGCCGCAAGATATTCGCCAAGATCGTGAACCATCCGCCTACTCCGAAGTTGCCGTGGTTCCAGCCTGAAGTCCTGACGGCGATGGACGAAATGCCTCAGCAGCTCAGGCAGGTCATCAGCGAGGTTCTGGCATGACGAACACCGAGCAGATGATGACGGCGCTGTTCAACCTCGCTCTGACTCTGAAGGACTCGTCGACACCGTTCAAGGTGATGAGCCGGAGATTCAGGCACTTCAACGACGTAGCGGCAGAGGACATGCCCGCATTCTTTCAGTTCCAGGCGCCAGGCCGAATGACGGAGGGCGGTGTACGAGCCCTTCCAGTGAAGCGGCAGAAGGTCTACTGGATCGTTTACCTTCCAGGAAGTCCGGACCTGAACACAACCGTTTCTCCTGCAATGAACCAGTATTACGACGCGCTCTCCAGCCTTCTCGTCTCTCCGATCCAAGGAAGGCCGAACACGTTAGGCGGGCTGGTCGCCAACTGCTACGAAGAGGGGCAGGGCATCAACGACGAAGGTCTGCTTGATACCCCATCCCTGATTTCAATCCCCATCACCATCCTCACAGGCTTTTAGCTCCGACCTGACCCGGAAGCAAGGAGAAAACTATGTCTCAGCTCAACGGAATCCAGTTCGGGTCAGGCGTTGTCTTTGCCACCCCCGTCGCAGGCAATCTCGCCACCAATCCCACGCCGGTTGAAGTCGGCATCATCCAGGACGTAAAGCTCACGCTGGGTGCCGAGATCAAGGAACTCTTCGGGCAGTATCAGTGGCCCGTCGACACCGCCGTCGGCAAGCGCACCGTCAAGGGCTCGTTCAACTTCGCGCAGATGTCGAACAGCTTCTTCAACCAGACATTCTTTGCTGATGCGGTGACCACCGGAACCATCTCCACCGCCTACAACGAGGCTGGAGCGATTCCGGCGACGACCACCTACACGGTTACGGTCACGAACTCCGCGATGTTTGTGGGCGACCTCGGCGTTACCTACGCGCTCACCGGCAAGAAGTTCACCCACGTCACCACCGGCCCCACGGTCGGGCAGTACACCTATGCTGCCGGCGTCTACACCTTCGCCGCGGCGGACGCGAGCGTTGCAGTGCTCATCAGCTACACCTACACCACTGCCACAGTCGGTACGACCCTCACGGTTGGCAATCACGTCATGGGTTATGGACCGATCGTGTCCCTGACCATCCCCTTGCTGTACCAGGGCGGCGCGGCATCGATCGTGCTCCCCAACTGCCGTCTGGGCAAGATCGACTTCACCACGAAGCTCGATGACTACCTCATGATGTCCACCGACTTCCAGGCCTTCGCTGGAGCAGGCGGGAATCCCATCAACATCTACAACCTTCAATAATCCACGCAGTAAAAAGGAGTAATTCATGCGGAAAGTCCTGTCACTTGACGGCATCGACTACACCCTGTCGACCATCACCAATGAGGTCGCCAAAAGCTTTGGCGATTTCAAGTCGGAAGATGGAACGATGTATAAGGGCCGCGAGTTCAATACGGCCATCATCACAGCATCACTCAAAGCTGGCGGTCACTCCGACGCCAGCGAGTTGATTTCTGCGCTGCCATATTTCATCGCTGACACGTTTGTTGCGCTGCGCGACGCCGCATACGAAGTCAACGGATTCAAGCCCGTCAAAACGGGGGAAGAGGCGCCGGGGGAGACTCCGGCGGAAGCGGTATCGACTGGCTCCTCGTCTACGGACGCCTAGCCAGAGAGTTCCACCTCACTTACTCCCAGATCGACGCCATGTTGCTAACGGAGACCTGGGAGCGGCTTGAATATCTCGCCATCGAGCCATCCCAGGCCCACCTGCTCCTAGTCATCGCTCAGATGCTCGGGTATAAACACCAGAAAAACACCCAGAAAACCCAGCAACAATCGTCTCCCGGCGAGATCCAGGCGGCCCTTGGGTCATTTCCAAAAGCCTCCTACGCCCACATGCCTGAGTGGATCAAAAACTCCCCGGGATTCCAGAAGCTGGTCGCTGAATTGAGGTCGTAATGGATAACGAGCTCAGTTTTACGACGCGGGTTGACCTCTCCGGCCTGAATGCGGGAGCCTCCGAAGCGCAAGTCATCCTGGAGAAGCTTTTAGAGACGACGGTCGGCGCAATGGAACAGGAGGCGGCTGCTTTCAATGCCGTCTCTGAGGCTTTCGCGGAGTTCGATGCATTTCTAGAGCAGGGGGTAGCGGATAGCAACGCTTATGCAGCCTCCATCTCGGAGATTGCGGCTAGCTATGGGGCCAAGGCTCAGGCAGAGCAGGAATCCATAAACCTGATGCAGCAGGAGGCCGAGGCCTTCAATGCTGTTTCTTCAGCCTTTGCCGAGTTCGATTCATTGCTGGCGGCCGGAATCTCCGAAAACGAAGCGTATGCAGCGTCGCTGACTCAGATTTCCACGGGTTACGAGGCTCAGGTTGCGGCCCAGCAGGCCGCCGCCACCGCCGCCGCCGATGCCGCCGCGTCACAGGCAATTGCAGAGATAATGCTGCAGGCGCTTTCGCAACAGAGGACCGATCAGGAGATCAAGTCTGCGGCGTTCATGCGGGGCATCTATGCCGAACGCGCTTCAGCCACGGCGTTTGCTGTCGAGTCCAACGCTTCCTATGCGGCTTCTGTCGCACAGGTAACCGCTGCCTACCAAAGCCTCACCGGCGTCCAGTCCGAGCAGGTGGCAGTTCAGGAAGCTTCCGCCAGCACTGGTGTAGCTTCACTGGAAGCCGCCACAGCAGCCGAGACTGACTTCGCCACCACGGTAGAAGCAGCTAATGCCCAACTTGAGGCCCAGGGCGTCCTCTGGCTTCAGAATGCACAAGCCGCAGAGGCTGTTGCCGCGCCCGTCGCAGTCATCACGGAAGCGAATGCGGCGGTTGGGGCAAGTGCCGTTGCGTCCGCCGATGAAGGCGTAGCCGCCTATGCAACTTTGGAGCAGGCCACCCAGGCCGTTGCCGATGCAACCATGCTCCTTGCTTCGGTTCAGGAGCAGTTTGGCCGACAGGCGGCTCTCGGCAACGAATGGGCCATTTCCACCATCAAGCAATATGAAGTTGAGCTGGCTCAGGCGAATGAGGCCGTCCAGATTCTCTCTGCATCGCAGGCGGAAGAGACCGCAGTACTCTCCGAAAACACCGTAGCGGTAGCCGCGAACACCGCAGCGAACTACAGCCGCGCAGAGGCTTTGGGCGCCGCAAGGGTGGGCGCTGCGGCTACCACGGGCTCTCTGGGCGGGATGGAGATGGGCCTGGCGCGGGTCGCCGCCGCCTCTTCGACGCTGGGGCCGATCCTTCAGGCGATCTTTCCCTTCGCTGCGATCGCTGCCGGCGTGTTCATCGTCTACCAGTTGGGCGAGGCCTTCGAAAAAGCCTACGAGAAGGCTAGCCAAGCCGGTCAGGAGATGGCGCGCGCCTTCGATGAGGCAAACGACAAGATCGATCTCCAGAACTCCGAACTTGATGTCCAGAACGACAAGCTCCAGCAGCAGATAGACAAGCTTGAGGGCAACCATAACAACGGGCTGAAGACGGCGCTGGATGAGGCAATCGTCTCTGCTGACAAACTGCAAAAGATGCTTGCGGGCGACACCGCGGAACTGGCAAAGCTCCTCAAGGAGCATGACGTCACCGCCTTTCAGGGCGCAGTATTCAGTGTTGGTTCGACCACGGCGGTAGGCAAGGAACTCACCGAGGCTTCGAAGAAGAAAGAGTTGGACGAGGCGAATCTCCGCGACTCGCACACCGACAAGTTGACCGACATCGCTTCGCGCGCACCTGCGGCCAAAACAAAGGATGAAAAGGACGCAATACGGGCAGAAGAGACCAAAGCGCAGGACGAATACTACAAGGGCCTCCAGAAGATTCAGCAGCACTATATCGACTTCGTCAAATCGAAAAACGATGAGCAGCTGAAGCTTCAGCGGGAGAACAACAACGCTGTCAGGCTGGCCGCGCAGGGATTTGTCGAACGCGGAAACGCACCCGCAGACACCGACTACAGCCCCGGCGTTGCCCTTACCGGCGGGGAACTGAGCAACGCCCAGCGGAGAATGAAAACGCTGAAGGCCGAGCAGCTGCAGGGTTCGCTTGATGCCGAATTGGATCCCCTGAAAGCCGCGAAGGGACCGAAGGGGCCAAAAGGCCTCGACCCTGCACAGGCGCGGCTGAAGGAGATTGAGGAGCAATTCTCCGAACTCCAGGCGGCTACTGCCAGCATCCACGCACGCCCCCTCAATCCAGAGGAAGCCCTTGCGTTCTGGAGTCCATTCCTCGCTGAATTTGAAAGCGGGAGCCAGCACTATAAGAAGCTTGTCGATCAGGCCAGCGACTACGAGCCTGGCAGCGCAATGTCCAAGAAGCTCCTGATTGAGGCTGGAAAACTATCCGGAGCGAACTCGGCATACAAAAAAGTTCTCGATGAGGTCAACAAGGGCAACGAGGCGAAGCACAAGGATACCTTCAAGGAACTGCTGACATACGACCCAAGCGCCGCGAAGCAGTTCGCGAGCGGGGCGGCCGAGTATCAAGTGGCACTGAAGGCTATCGCCAAGGACACCGACGAAGACCTCCGCGCCCAGAGCGAAATCGGCAAGAGTCAGATTGAGATCAGGAAAGAGTTTGCCAAGACAAACGATACCCTGACGCACACCGGAGAGGCTTGGGTCGCCTACACCAGAGAAGTCGCAAAGGGGCAGGAGATCCAGGCAGACAACGCCGCTAAGTTCCGCGCTGCCAACACGGCAATTGATGAGGCCGATGGGCGCATCACCCACCTCGCCGCCGTCGAGCGGAAGGCCAAGCAGGATGCTGAGGATTGGACCGAAAAGATCAAGCTTCTGCGGGATGAACTGAAGGCCCTGCAGGCGCAAGCGCAGATCAAAATCGATCCAATCACCGGGCAGTCGGTCAACACCGACCCGAAGAATGCGCAGCAGCAACAGCAGGTTCAGAACAAGATTGCGCAGGCCGAGGGTGGGCAGGCCGTCAGCGGTGCCAACAATAATCAAGCGCAGGCACAAGCACTCGCCGCCCCATATCTTAAGGCGTTCGACCAGATCAATCAGGGATGGCTCAAGGTGCAGAGCGATCTGATCATGGGCAACAAGAACATCGCCCGCGACTTTGTGCAGATGGGAGCGAACCTTGTTCAGGCTGGTGCGCAGGCGGCTGAGAAGTGGCTCGCAAAGCAGATCTCGACCTACATCCTGGATGTTGCGCGCCACCACATCGCAACCACCACGAAGACGGTCGCAACGACCGCCGCTACCACTGCGGAAACCACCGCTCAGACCACGGCGCTCGCCGCCCAGACCGCAGCAGTTACCACTGCGGTAGCAGCGCAGACCGCGGCTGTAGCGACAGGAGCGGCAGCACAGACTGCGGCGATTATTACGGCCACCACCGCAGCACAAACCGTAACGGCAACAGCCGACGTCGCCGAAGCCTCAAGCTACGCAGCAGTCGCCGCAGCGGGCACGCTCGCCTACTATTCAGGCTTCGCACCAGAAATCGCACCGGAAATGGCCGCTGCGCAATACGGAATCGGCATGGCATTTGCGGGAATGGCCGCTTTCGACACTGGTGGCGTCATCCCGGGATCAGGAGCAGTGCCAATCATCGGCCACGGTGGAGAGCGCGTCTTGACGCCGGGCCAGACCAACACATTCGAGAACTTCGTCTCAAACATGACCAACAACTCGCAGGGTGGAAACAGCACCGTGAATGCGAGCGTTCAGCAGAACTTCCACGGTGCCAAAGCCTCATCCGCAAGGGAGACGCAGGCCTCGATAAAAAACCTGATGCGGCGAGGAAAACTCGCCTAGGAGAAACCATGCATTGCTCAGTCCATCCGCAATTCCATCCGTTTTGTCCGCAGTGCATCGTCCTCAGCCGGGAACCAGTGCCTGAACCGGTAGCCGAGCCAGAAGCGAGCAATGGAACGACAGAAACCGCTGTGAGGTTCGATGACTCTGCCGATATTTCCCTCTAATGTCAGAGGATTGACCTATCCGGTCACCAAAACACCGGGATTCAACACCGTCGTCCAGAGCGCGCCGAACCTCTTAGCGACCACCGTTGCGCAAACCTACAACCCTGCGTGGACGTGGGAACTTATTTATGAGTTTCTGAAGGAAGACCCGAACGACTTACTCTCTGGCTCGACTTACACCGACTACAGGCTGTTCCAGGGCTTTCTCCTTCAGGCACAGGGGCAGGCTAACTCGTTTTTGTTCGATGACCCGACCGACGATTACGTGGGTCCGGCTCTGATTTTGGGGAGTCCAAACCCCCACGCTCAATTGCAACTCGTCAACGACGGGGCAGGGAATTACTACTCGCCGATTCAACGAAACTTCGGCGGGCAGTTCTACGAGGACATCACCGACCTGAACGGCGCGATCGCGGTGTATGCCAATGGCATCCTCCAGAACAGTGTTTCGGGGGGCACGGCGGGTGCCTACACTATCGTCGGGCCCGGGCTGGCGCTTCCAGGTTCTTCCTATATGGGACTTGTCATCAAGTGGGCAGCAATGCCTACGGGTCCGATCAATGCACAATTCAACTTCTACTTCAGGGTGCGGTTTCCTGAAGACAAGACCGGCATCTCTCAATTCTCCAGTCAGCATTGGACGATTGGCGGATCATTCGGCGGAAGCGGCTCTTCTTCCGCGATGTCGATCATGCTGACTTCATCGCGGCCGGTGCAGGTATGAAGCAGGTCACCGGGGGCAACGGGCAGGATACGACAGCCGCCGTCGTGGCGCATCTTGCCGCGCATAAAGATCTGAAGCTCGCGAACCTCTACCTGATCGGCGAGGCCGACGACCCCGCGGCGCTGTGGCTGACCGACTATGAGTCGCCGCTGCTGTGGTCGGCGTGGGGAACGTTCCTGACGACGGTGATCACGCGCGGCACGGTGTCCAGCAAGATCGGCCTCGAGGCGGAGAGCCTCGACCTGACCTGGTCGCCGAAGAACGAGGTGCTGACGACGTCGATCGCGACGGCCAGCCCGTACCAGTTGGCGCGCATGGGCTACTACGACAACAAGCGCGTGCGGGTGTGGCGCTGCGTGATGCCGACTGCGGGAGACGCCAACACCTTTGGCGCGTATGAGCTCTTCGGCGGGTTCGTCGGGCAGTCCGAGCCGACGCGCGGGTCGATCAAGTTTTCGGTCAACAGCTACATGTATGTGCTGGATCAGAAGGTGCCGAGCGGCGTGATCGAGGTGACGGATACGCTGGCGAGTTATACCGGGTTCAAGCCTCCAAACACTTTCGGGGTGATTCCGCAGTTCGCCATCTTCGCCGGCAGCACGACGAACGTCCTGGTGTGCGATCAGGTGACGCCGAACGCGCTGGGGATTCCGGGCAACGATGTTCTGAACGATGCGTTCGCTGTCTTCAACGGCGGCGCGGGCGCGACCCTGCAGGGGCAGTACAGCATCATCGGACGCAACACGACATTTATCGACGGGCACGGCAACCATCACACGCAGCTGCAGCTGATGGCGCCGCTGGAGTGGGCACCGACGCCGGGAGTGGATACGTTCTTTATCGCCGCTGCGCCGAATATGCAGGGGGCAAAGGGATTTCCGTTTGTGCCGAGTGCGGAGACAGCATTATGAGCAAACTTCATCAAATGGCAGACGGAATGTATGCCTTTCATTGTCCCGGCTGTGGATCTTCCCATCAGGTTACAGTGGAAGGCACACGCAATGGCTCTTTGGCAAAGTGGGGATGGAACGGCTCGATAGATAAGCCGACCTTCTCCCCGAGCATCCTGATCAGGTCAGGTCACTATGCCGACGGCCTCAGCGGCCAGTGCTGGTGTACCTATAACGCTGCTCGTCCGAATGAGCCGGCATCATTTGTCTGTTCTGTCTGTCATTCCTTCGTTGCCGACGGGAGGATTCAATTCCTCGGCGACTGCACGCATGCGCTTGCTGGCCAGACGGTTGAAATTCCGGAGTGGGAATGATCAGCCGCGAATATGCCGTCGAGACTGCGCTGGCCTGGAAGGGCACGCCCTACATCAAAGGCGCGCGCATCCAGGGCGTGGGGTGCGACTGCGAGACGCTGCTCGAGGCTTACCTGATCGCCATCGGCGCGGCGAAGAGCTTCGAGCATCTGCCGCTGTTCCAGCAGGACTGGTTTTGTCACACCACGGAGGAACGCTACCGCGATGAGCTGGCGAAGTATGCGGCCTGTACCTGGGAGGGCCGCTGCATCGGCACGCCGCCGGCGCTGCCCGGTGATATTGCGATCTACCGCGTTGTAGGCAGCAAGGTCTACAACCACGGCGGCATCATCACCGGCTGGCCGAAGGCGATTCATGCTTATGGCGACAGGGGCGTCTGCGAGGCGCGGCCGGCGCTGCATCCGCTGACGGCGTATCAGGAGATGGCCGTGTTTAGCCCGTGGGAAAAGCGATGAAGCAGATCCTCCGCCTGCGGCGAAGGATGACAACCAAGTAAAGCTCTTTTGTTGTGAGGATTTTTCTTTATGATGTCCGGCAAAAATCAATCCGGCCAGGCCCCCACCGCGTTCGGCTCCATGCTGCAGGCCTCCACCTACGGGATGACCATTCCGGTGATCTACGGCCGCACCATCTCGCCCGCGCTCGCCATCTGGGCGAACAACCTGCGCCAGGCCGGATCCTCGAAGAAGTTCAAGCAGCTGAAGAAGGGCATCACCGCCTACTGCGAGAATATCGATTTCCTGCTCGGCAAGAATCCGATTCTGGGCACGCTGCAGTTCTACGTCAACAACGGCAAATATCCGCTGAACTTTGTTGCCTATTCGTTTGGCGCAGGGCTCTCCAGCAGGGTTCAGGTCGGTAATTTCGCGGGGTTACCCGATCCGAACTTCTATGCCGTGATCGGCGTCACCGTCGCGCAGACTTACACTGTGACCTTCGATGATTATGGCGGGAGCGGACCGCGGACCCTTACGGGGAGCCACGAGATACCGCTATGGAATGAAGCCGTCTCCGGCCCCGATCCGACGCAAAACTCGGGGTATCGCAATTGGCCTTATACCTATAGCTGGAAGCCCGGCGATGGCCCCTACGTCACCGTGAATACCTTCCTTGACGCCCTTCTGCTGAAGACGGTCACGATCCACTATGCTCAGCTCTCCTCTGCCACGATACCGGATACGCCGCTGAGCAAGCTGCGTCTGCACTGGGAGGCCCGGCTGGGCGATGGCGATGAGTACGACGGCAACATCCAGGGCACCTCCACGCCGCTCTCCACCCAGCAGATCATCTACGACGAGTACGCCGGCATCGGTTCGGCCTCGATCGACCTGGGCTCCAGCGGGACCATTCCTTCCATCAAGCCGGAGCTGCAGGGCAAGTTCGGCCTCTACCCCTCGGGCGACTGCGACTTCGTGGACATCATTGAAGACATCCTCAAGTCCGGAATCACGCAGGCAGGCATTGGCGGATCGGTCGGTTTTGGCGCGACCCAGCATGGGGTGGGCTGCTTCGATTATCCCGGCTGCATCCAGCAGAAGTCGTGGGGGGACACGGAATCTTTCACGAGAGCGCCTATCCCCTACAACCTCCCGGTGACTCTGGGTAACTTTCTCGTTGTTGTTGCTGCGACCAATGGAATAGGCGGAGCGGCGCTCAGTGTCTCCGACAGCTCCGGAAACACGTGGACGCCAGTCTTCAGCGGGGCCCCGAGTAATCAGGTGTGGTATGCCCAGGCGAATGCGAGCGGCCCCTGCACCGTTACCGTGACCGGGCAGTCTTTCGATTGGAGCACGATGCTGCTTGAGATTGCCGGAGTGGATACCTTCGACTCCGTCTCCATCGGCGCAAGCGGCACGGCGAGCATGACGACGACGAATGCACCGGGGCTCCCAGCCTATCTGCTGGCCTTTGGCCTTTATCCGGGTGCTTCTTTCTCGCAACCGGCAATACCGCAATGGAGTGTCCTGACTGCGAAAACCTATCTTGGCGTAAACCCCGCGGGCTATTCCGTGCAGGAGCGTTCCGTTCAATCGCCTGGAACGTATGCGATCTCGATTCCGTCCGCATCTCTCGCCGCGCAGTGCATCCTCGCGTTCAAATGCGTGCAGCCGCCGAGCAATCCCAAGCCTCTGGTTGACTTTCTCGATCAGCCCTCCGCCGACCTGACGCGCAAGCAATGCCGCGCCGCGGGGCTGTGGGGTTCGCTGTCGATGGCCTCGCAGAAGGCGGCTTCGGAGTGGATTGGCGACCTGGTGACGGCGGCGAACTGCGCTCCGGTGTACTCCGGGTTCCGGCTGAAGCTGATTCCGCGCAGCGAGGTCTCGGCCGTGGGCAACGGCGCCGTCTATATCGCGCCGACTGCTTCCGGTCCGGTGGCGGATCTCGACGCGGATCGCGGCGACTTCATCGGCACCACGCCGATTCAATGCGTGCGGACCGCGCGTACGGACCTGGACACGGTGCTGCAGATGCAGCATCTGAACCGCAACTCCGATTACCAGCAGGTGGTGACGGCGGAGGCGGACCCGGCCAGCATCGCGCTCTATGGCACGCGCAAGAAAGATCCCATCGTCAACAATGCGATTCAGGATGTCGCGGTGGCGCAGCCGATCCTGCGCATCATGACGCGGCGGCAGAACTATGTCGATCCGCTGGCCTACAAATTCAAGCTGAATGCGCGGTGGGGGCTGCTGGAGGCGATGGATCTGGTGACCATCACCGATCGCCAGCAGGGCATCTTCAAAGTGCCGGTGCGGCTGAAGAGCGTGGAGGAGGACGACAAGTACGAAAACGACTGCGAGGCGGAGCCGTTTATCTATGGCATCAGCGCGCCCCAGACCATCGCGGTGACGAACCCGACATCCTACCGTCCGGGGACGAACGAGCAAGTCGTGATTGGCGTCAATTATCCCATCATCTTTGAGCCGACGCCACGCCTGGCCCATCAGACGAGTCCGGCGCAGATATGGTGCGTCGTCTCCGACTCTGACCCGAACTATGGTGGTTGCATACCCTATCTGTCGACCGATGGAGGACGGAGTTACAGCCCAGTCAGCGATAGCCCGATCATCGGATCAGCTCTGCAGGGCGGGGTTACGGTAGATTGGCCGGCAAATACTGATCCAGATACAACAGACGACTTGGCCATATTTTTTCAGTCGACGTTGCCTGCCGGCGTTACTATTCCCAGCTATACCGCCGCCCAACGAGATAAGTTCCAATACCCTGCCTATGTTGGTTTTTCTCCGCATGCCACAAGCACTGCAGCCTTTACGGCCGGCGATTCTGCGCAGATAACAGAACTTGACGTCCTGTTCTCAGGGGCGACGCTCAACAACGCTCTTCCGAGTGACGCAACCATTCTCAACATCTTCCCCATGATCTACATGGAGACCCTGACAGCAGACTTTGGTTCGCCAGCAGTGGCGCAAGCTTACTATGGCACCGGAATGACGCCTACAAGCGGGGGGCTCAACCTGTTTGGTCCATTTACGGGGCCCTTTCCTGCCACTATTGGTTCAGCCACGCCGCCTAACATTGGCACTTCTTTGACTGGGGCCGAGATTCGCTACAGGCTAACCCTACCGACTACCGGGGCTGCTGCATGCACTGGACATATCAGAGGTGTGGGGTGGGCGATCTTTTACAACAGCGCTGCGCCGATTATCGATCCGCTGGTGCTCGCACCCTTCGGTGCACCGGCGGGTTCTGGATGGGGATGGGCTGTACCTGGCACTGTTACCCTCGGGCAGGTCGGAACTGGAACCAACGGGTCCATTGTGGCTAACGGCGCCGTCGCTCCTCCGGGAATGGGCTACGAGATTATCTCCTACAACAAGGCCACTATGCATGGCCTCGGCGACTGGACGATCAATGCAACGGGGACAGGTAATGCTATTCGTCGCGGTGTAGATGCTGCTCCGGCCCCGGGAGTGGGAATGGATCACCCGCCTGAGTCCCCGTTCGCGCTTCTCGATCCCGGCGGCGGAGGTCTCGTCAAAATCAACATGGACCCTGTCTGGATCGGAACGCAATTGTTGTTCAAATTCCTTCCCTTTAATACCTTTGGCGGCGTGACAGCGTTACTCGCCAATTGCCAAGCTTTCCCCTACACACCCACCGGCATCCCCGGCAACATCGGCCCGGCAACTGGCGGCATTCTGGTGAACGGAACATAAAAATGGCGACTGAGAAGAATTTCCAAGGGGCAGATCCAGCGGCACCAGCAGGGGCCAGAAATGTAACCTGGCAGGTTGACCCTGCGACCGCGGGCACCGATGCGACTACAGGCCAGCCGTACTTCAACACGTCGGCCTACATGCCCGACATGGTGGGGGATACCGGCTCGGGCGGGAAGGACGGGCTTGTTCCAGCTCCTCCAGCGGGTTCGGCGGCTGCGGGTAAGTTCCTGAAGGCGGATGGGACGTTTGCTGTGCCAACGCCGACGGGCGCTGCCGGTGGGGATCTCTCGGGCACCTACCCGAACCCCACTGTCGTCAAGATCAATGGAACCTCGCTCGCCGGGCTTGCGACCGGGCTGCTGAAGAATACGACGGGCACAGGTGTACCTTCCATTGCGGTAGCGGCCGACATTCCAAACATCGCCGAGTCTCAGGTAACCAACCTTGTGACGGACCTTGCGGCGAAGGTGCCTACGAGCACGACGGTTAACGGTCATCCGCTGTCATCCAACGTCGTGGTGTCGGCCTCTGACCTGACGATCGGGCTGCTGGCAGTAGCGCAGGGAGGAACCGGAACGGCTTCGCCTGGAATCGTGGCTGGGACGAATGTGACCGTTACAGGGACTTGGCCTAATCAGACCGTCAGTGCCTCCGGCGTCAGCGGTGGTGGTGGTTATGTGCCCGCACTCTTATTGGCTCCACCGGCACTCGGTGCATGGACCTGGTTCAATCAAGGATCGGCCACGGCTACCTACAGCAACAGCATGCTGACAATAGTTGCACCAGCCTCAGCCTCTTTTTCACTTCGTGGACTTACCCAGCCGCTTACCTCAACGCCCTATCAGTTCGCAGCTACCTTCAGACCGTTCATCATGGCTGATGGGCACAGCTATGCGGCAGGTATATGCCTGCGAAATGGCGCTGGAAATTTAATCTTTATGTATTTAGGCAGCTTCGGAACAGGAGGTGCACTGCGCATAGGTGTGAGCCGGTATACCAATCCCACTACGTTTTCAGCTAACGTAATTGATATTGCCAACCCCAATCTTAGCGAGAACGGAAACATCTCTTTCCAGATTCAAGAAACAGCCACTACGCGCACTTATCGTTGGTCAAGCGATGACGGTAATAGTTGGTTCACGCTTGCAAGTGAAGCTGTAGGCAGTTTTCTTACTCCAACACAAGTAGGCATAGTTGCTGACTCAGAAAACGCGGCATCTGCTGCAGCAAACACGCTGGTTGGATGGAGTCTCAACTATCCCACAGGCTTTTCTGTCAATAGCAGTGGCGGTGGTGGAGGTGGGGGATTCGCTAATCCCATGACCACAGCAGGTGACTTGATCGAAGGTGGCTCAGGGGGATCGGCTGGTAGGTTACCAGTAGGCACCGCAGGACAAGTTCTTACTGTTGTAGCCGGTGTTCCGGCCTGGGCTGCGTCTGGCGGCGGTGGCTTTGCGCCTGCAAACACATATTTTGTTGGGCTTTCAGGATGCCCGTACACTACAATTGCTGCGGCTATCGCAGCCATCAACGGAGGCGCAGCACCTACAGAGAGCACTCAAGCGGTCATCTTTATCTACCCCGGCCTATACACGATGACCTCTGTAATCACAGTGCCGCAATGGGTTTCTGTCGTCGGCGTCCAAAGCAATTTCCCTGTCATTCTCCAAAACAATACGACGGACATCTTTACGTGTGCTGGCTTCAATCAGTTTGAAAATCTAACAATTGCCCAAGGGAGTGCGATTAACACATGGGTCTTCAATGTCGGGAATAACTCCGATGTGAATATCATGCGGTGCGCGATGTGGCCGACCCTCGGCACCGCAGGTAGTTACAATCAAGGCTTTCTCTTTGCTAGTGGGGCTAACTGGGCAAGACTTTCCGCAAAGAATTGCACTATCAATAATGGGATGACCAACAACAACACCGGAGGATGGTTTGGTGGTTCTCAGTATTGCGTGGTGCTCATCAACACTTCGGCTGCGGTTCGTTTCTGCGATGCCTGGTTTCAGGAGTGCTTTTTTGATTGCTACCAACTTACAGCATTTGGTGGCGGATTCCAACTTCTGAACGTGCAGGATGTCAGGATTGAGCGTTGCACACTTCGCGGTGCAAATACATGGAACACAAGTATTCGATGCACCTATGTGGCTGGCGTCACCGGAACTCCCCAAGTCGAAGTGCGCCACTGCTACACGACAGGCGGCGTGAGTGTTTTCAACGATGCGAACACGAACATTATCATCATCAACTCTGATTGTTCAGGATGGGCCTCCAGCGGCACATCAACGATCCACAATAGCTACACGGGAGCCGCATATAACCCGCTGGGGCCGATCTAGTGCTTATCGACTTAGTTCGCATTACACCTCTTCCCAGCCTTCGGGAGGCCAGCGGTTGCAGGTATAGCACTGCGAAAGCCTAGCGCCTTGGCTGTTTTTGTAGTGGCGGATCTTGTGTCGGAAGATGACGGCGTGAAAGGCGAGACCAATACGGCGGAATAAGTTCATGTGTCCTCATCTCTAGTGTCCGAAGGCCTACCACCCTACCATCCTCCACACCGCAAACCAAGCGGGCTAGTGCGTGGCGGGATCAGTGAGACGGAACACGTGATAGGTTCCGTCCGTTTTGAGTGGATAGACCTTCCATCCAAGGCCCCGCAGTTCTGAAACAAGATAGAACGTGGGCGGCCAGTCATCGAACAGGATGAGATACTGGGCACCGCTTTGCCGGGCAAGATCCGCAACGGCTGTACTGCGCAGTCTTCCCGCGCTCGGCAGGGTGAACGCTCGGTTGAGCGGGATCGCAGAGGGCGTCTTCAGCCCAACCATATCGACGACGCGGAAATGTGTCGCATAAGCGATATAGCCAGCATCGTGCACGAGGAGAGTTGAGTCGGGTTGCAAGTTGCGCGTGCACCACGTCGCCACGTCGTGCACGCCGTCGCCGAACCGTCGGCAATCGCGCACGTAGAAGTTGACCGCGACAACCGCAAAGACGAGCGAATAGACGAGAGAGAGGTATAAAAGTCGCCGTGCGCGGCGATCGGTGCGCAGGCGATCACCGAGAGCCCAGATGAAAATCGGGATCAGAATGACGGGATACCGGCTGCGGTTCCAGCCCATCGCTCCGGGAAACTGCAGGTAGATTGAGAGGTAAAAGGCACCAATGAATAGCAGCATTCCCCGTCCCAGCATGGTCCGAAAAAGCTGCCGGCCAGCCACGCACAGTAACCCAGCGCTGAGCAGGAAGCCAAAAAAAGAACTGGACTCCACGACAATCTTCGCAATCCATCGCCATCTTGACTCGGCGAAAAAAGCCTGTTTCGCGATCCCGGTCTGCGGGAACGGCAAACCTGTTGCATGGAAATACCATGCTGCACAGAGAGCAATCGGCAGTAGCGCTAAGGCGAAGACGATCACGATGCGCGATGACCCGCTGCGTTTGAGATGCAGCCTGCCCACGAGGATCAGAACGACAATCCCCGCGAACGGCAGTAGGTCTGGCCGAATGCTCGCGGTAGCGCCAGCGGCGGCTGCTGCCCACGGCCACCAGCGCGGGCTGTCGGACGCGAGAGCAAGCGTCCATGCGATACCGGCAAGCGCCCACGACGTCTCAAGACCGTTCAGCAAGTGATAGGGCACGTAGGACGCCGTAAGGCCAAGCAGGAAGAGCAAAGTGCCGTCGCGGCGAGAGAGATGGAAAGCGCGGGCCATCCGGAGCAGACCTAAGCAATAGAAGAGGACGCCAAGCCAGCAAGCGAAATCGAGTGCGGCAATAGGTTGCAACGCAAAGAGAAGCAAGTAGACCAGGCCAAGGAACGGCGCGCTGGTCGCCCCAAAGAGTGGAGAAATTCCAGGATAGTTGCGGTCGTATCCGGAATGCAGGACTTGAGCCGAGTGGAGGGTAATGTAACCGTCATCGAGAGGGAAGACGGGCACTGAACGCAGCGCGTGGATGAGAATGAAGCACAAAGCCACGAAAGCTACGGCTAAGCCATAATCCTTGCTCGCCTGCAACACTGTAGGCCGTGCGGGCGCTGGCATAGTGACCGTACTCACAGGGAAACTCCGCGGTTCAAGTGAAGGACAACTTTTGTCTGTATAGAGCTACCACCCTACCACCCAAGATTCAACAATTCCAGCAAATTTCAGGAGTTTCCATGAAAAAGCTACTCTACGCAGCGGCTTGCGCCTTCCTGTGCCTCCCCGCGCTCGCCCAGACGAAGTGGTACGTCCGCCCTGATGGAGGCACCCGGTACTCTTCCAGCGCTACAAACGGGCAATGCAACGGCAAGTTTGACGCTTCCTACGCCTCGACTGGGGGTACGGGAACCAATCAAAACTGCGCCTTCAATGACCCTCGCTACCTCTGGACAGACAAGAGCGGAAGCCCGCGCGCCTGGGTGATTGCAGGCAGCGATATTGCGACCATTCGCGGCGGCCCTTGGCGCATTGGCTCCGACACCGACGGAACCGTGAACGGTTCATGGTGCCCTGACGGCAATCAGATGTGCTACCCGCCTGACCCTCCGGCTGGTACAGCATCGGCCCATACGATCATTCAGGGCGAGAACTGCATCAACGGTTGCCCATCCGTAAGCGGAATCGGACCCGACACCACGAAACTCGTGGAACTCTATGGAGGTTTCGGACTCTACAAAGTCATACAGCAGAGTTCCGCGCACGTGACATGGAAGGGCTTCGGCGTCACCCGGCACAGCGACTGTATCCAGCATGGTCAGCCAGCTTTGCCTTCAGTCTGTAACAGAAATCCACCATTCTCCGATTACGCGGTTGGTGGCATCAACACCGGCCCGACTACGGACGACGTGCTCTTTCAAGATATGTGGGTGCATGGGTTCCCCGATAGAGGAGTCTTGGGAGCGATCGGCGGAACGGTTACCGCTGAACGCGTGCAGATCAGCTACAACGGAATGGCAGGTTGGGACTTCGACGACGGCAACCAAACCCCCAGCGCCAACAACCCGACGTGGAACTTCCTCGATTCGATCATAGAGTTTTCAGGGTGCAATCAGGAGTACCCATACACCCACGCGATTCCGGTCTCAAGCTGCTACTCACAGAGCACCGGAGGCTATGGTGATGGTGTTGGGACTCCTCCGGGTACCGCGCTCAATATCAACGTGAAGAACTCCATCTCCCGATACAACACGCAAGACGGGATGGACCCGGGCCACGTCGATACGGGAGCATCTACGCTGAGCGTCACCAATTCTCAGTTCTACGGCAACGGCGGCCAGCAGTTCAAGTGGGGATACAACTTCACTTCCGCAACGTTTACAAATAACCTCGTCGTGGGCAACTGCAACCGCATGTCGGCTCCCCTTGCCGGGGCACCCTCAACCTATAACGCAAACCTAAGCGATTTCTGCCGTGCAGGCTCGACGATCTCATGGAACCTTCGCGACGGGCAGACCGGGAATCTCTCCAATAACACCATCTTCTCCTATGGGCCTGTGGCGTTTGTGCTCGGCTGCTCCACTGTTGGTGGATGTCCGCATTCGACGACGACCATTCAGGGAAACATCATTCTCGGCTATGACAACCAGTCGATCTACAACAATGGCGGTCAGGCTGGGGGGCCGGGCTTCCTGTACTGCCAGGACAATACGACGAATGGCACAGGGGTCAACTGCGCTCAGATGGGAATCATCAACCGGAGCAACAACACTCTCTTTGGACTCCGCAGCGCCACGCTGGCACCAACTGAGATCGGGAGCGACCCCAGGTTTGTGGGCGAGGCCCCTCCGTTCATCAACACCTCACCGCTGGCCTTGACATTGGCTCAGGCAACGGCAAACGAGCAGAGCCTGGATGTCTACTCGGCAACCTTCCCAGTATTGAGCGCTGGCAGCCCCTCAGCAGGGCAGGGAGCTACGAGTACCAGCACCGTGCAACCGCCTCCCCCACCGCCTCCAGCCGTTATCCCAACCACGCCGACGATCACATGGGGCAACCCGGCCTCGATCGTCTACGGAACCGCACTTTCCAGTACGCAACTCAACGCCAAGGCATCCATCCTCGGCTCGTTTACCTATTCTCCCGCGGCCGGAACTGTGCCTGCCGTTGGAACGGATACGCTCTCGGTCACCTTTGTGCCTACCGACACAACAGACTTCACCAACGCCACGGCAAGCGTGCAGATTGTGGTAACAGCGCCCGTCGTCATTCCGCCGCCGCCGCCTCCAGTGCCGACGCCGAAGGCCTTCACCTTTACCATCACCCACTCCGAGACCATCACCTGTACGCCTACCTTATCCGGCAACGCCTACAAGTGGACCTGTAAATAGGCAACAGAAAAGCCCTCCGAAGAGGGCCATCTGAGCGCCCGATAGGAGACTTTCTAGATCATCCCGTCAAGCTAGGCTTTTGCTTGAACCAAGCATACCACCGAATAAGAGGACAACATGGACAGAGCTCTAATTGAGAATCTGATAGAGAAGCACGAAGGGCGGCGGCACGGCGTCTACAAGGACACATTCGGCAACCTGACTATCGGCGTCGGCTGGAATCTTGAGGATGCCGATTCGGAGACGATCTGCGAACACTTCGGACTGAGACTGTCCGACTTGAGGTGTGGACTCGCCACCCTCACCGATTCTCAGATCAGCCAAGTGTTCGACTACCAGGTGACGGCCGTAATTTCTGCGGCCATGAGCATCTTCCCAAACTTCGTCAACATGCCGGATGGCGTTCAGGCTGTGGTGTGCGACCTCATCTTCAATATGGGAGAGACGCGCTTCCGGAAGTTTGTCAGCACCATTGCAGTGCTGAAGGCTGGGGACTGGAAGCAGGCTGCAAACGACCTCACAAGTTCTCTGTGGTTCCATCAGGTAGGGCACCGGGCAACGGAGGATGTTGCGCTACTGAGATCGGCGTAGAGACCAGGAACACCCACGTTTGGAATACCTTCGCATCCGAGAACCACGCATAGGGCCCCGCACGAAAATCCAAAATAAGAAATAAGAGGGCCCGCCCATGTCAGAAGGGGAAGTAGCACAACTGCGCCGCGATATTGCCTCACTATCTGCCAAAGCCGACACACAACATGAAGCCAACCAAAAAGACCGAGAGGCTGACCGCAAGATATTCCAAGCGGCTATGCAGCAGCAGCGCGACGACTTTCAGAAGGCCATCAACGCGCAATTCCTGGAACACGTCGCTCTTGAAACAAAGGTGGAGGTGGGGAATACGCTGCTGAGGCTTGCGGTGGGTTCGGGGCAGGCGGGGGAAGGCCGGGTGGGTGTACTCGAGAAGACCGTTGAAACCCTGAAACAGTTCCGCTGGCAGACGCTGGCGATCATATCGTTCCTGCTGCTGCTGGCGGAGAACCTGAAGGACTTTTTCAAGCACTAGGAGGCGCGATGACCATCAACTGGAGTCAGGTTTGGGACTATCTCTACGGCAATCGAGTAGCCATCGGCGGCGGCGCGATGCTGGCGCTTACGGCTGCGATCAAGACCGCCCCAACTCCCGCTTCTGTGATAGGTAAGTGGCTCTACGACTTCTTTCATCAGGTTTTCAACATCACGAATACCCGCCTGAATACGACCCCAACGTTGACGCCTCCGGCGATTAATGAAGAGGCCAAAAACCCTATAACTCCCCCGGCGAAGTAACCGAGGGGACCGCAGCACCCGCGAAAGCGGAGGAGAGCACCATGTCTTTTTTTAGCAAGATCGTAGCCGCCGAGCACTCCACCGTAGCCTGGCTGGAGAAGGAGCTTATCGCGTTGGAAAAGCAGGCGCCCACCATTGAACGCGTCATCGACGCTGGTCTGACTTACGTTGGGCCCGTGTTGCAGATCGGCCTGACGGCTATTGGCGATGCGCCGGAAGCTGCGTTGGTCGCCGCCGTTATTTCGAAGGCGCAGATTGCCCTCAAGGCCGCGAGCGCGTTGGTTACAGATTTCGGGCCTACCCCCACGGCGGCGAGCATGTTCTCCGCAGTTTCCAGCGACCTCGGATCCCTATTGTCAGCCGCCCAGGTCAAGAACGCCACGACCATCGCCACCGTCACGAAGGCTGTCAGCGAAGTCGGCCTGCTCGCGTCGGCGGTACAGACTGCGGCAACCGCTGTGGTTGCTGCTGCGGCTCCGGCTGCCTAGCATGACCCGCGCTCTCCAGTTGGCTCATCTAGCCCTGCTCATCGCCGCTACAGCCCTCATAGGCGTAGTGGCATGGCAGGGCTTCGTGATTTCCAGGCACGTCGAAGCCACGATCAACAGCCTGAACAACACGCTGACGAACATCAACCGACCATGCAAGGGTAAAGCCGGTCCCGACGCGTGCGGAACCCTGGCGCAACTAAATAAGACCGTCATCGACATCGGCAACATCACAGTCACCGCTCAGACGCAGGTAAAGCAATCGGCCACGCTGATCGCTCAGTATGGCCAAATGTTGAACGGCATCGCTCAGGATATCCACGGGGAGATGGGCGAGGCACAGAAGGCTACCGCAGCATTGACGGGCACGGCTCAGGCAGCCACGAAGACGCTCGGGACGGCGGATTCCCTCATCTCTTCAGAGCAGCCGCGTGTAGACGCCATTCTGGCGCAAACAGACACCGTTTTAGAGAGTGGAAACGAAGCTGTCAGGCGCTTCGATGCGATGCTGGCGGATCCGAACTTGGCTTTGACGATGAAGAACGTCGAGGGCATCACGGCTACGACAAACCACATGCTCTTCACGGCGGATGCGGTCGAGACCAAGGCGACGAAGAGCTATCTCCACCCGTCCACAAATCCGGCCGCACGCACATGGGAGGCGGTAAAGCCATTTATCTACCCGGCGGCTCAGGTCGGGGCTGCAATCGCACTTCACTAATTTCGGAGAGGAAGGGAGGTCGCGGAGAATCGCCAGAGCTGGCGGAGGAGATCATCCCTCCGTCGTTTTACCTCAGATCCAATACGCGCTCTACATCAAAGCCCCTGAGTTCTCCAACCCCTGACCATGACATGGAACCGTAAATGTTCGGGCTTTCGGGCGCGGCACCCGTGAGAATCATCGTCCCCCTATATCTCCCCGTCGAGAACTTGAGGCATTCGCGAACATTAGAGAGCGTGTCAACGAGGCGCGTATCGATGGAATAGCGGATCATTCCCGGCAGCGTTATCTTAGTGCCGTCAGGGTACTCGACTTCCTTGAAGTCACATTGAACCGTAAGTTCCCCATCTGGGGCGGATGCGATCAACTCGTTATCGGTGTTCCAGAAATGCACTTCCTGCAGGTCTTCCCGAACTCGTGCCATTATCTCCTCGATTCAACCGCGTTGACTACAGCGTTGGTTAACCGCAACTGACAATTCAGGCAGTTCGACTCCTGATGTGACTTGCAGGTCAGGGCCAACTGTCTAAGCAGATCCTTTTCAATCGCATCGTTGTAAACAAGCTTTCCATTCTCGAATAACATGATGACTCCAGTTGCCCATCGCTATCAGGCGGTGGGCTTTTGTTGTTTAAGTTCCATCTCGCGTTCCATGCGAGCCTCATACGCCATCGGGCCTTCGCGCAAGACGATCTCTGTTGACTTATGAGGATGGTCGGCGCATCGCCGATGGAGTTCACCTGGCGACATCTTCTCAGCCCAATGTCCATCAAAAGGAATCTCGACAAAAACGTTTCGTGAGAATTGTGTCGCAAGCGCTCCGCATACTTCGCAGACGCCGAGCATGTCGCGCTGTTCCTGTGTCAGACTTTCAATGCCGGTGAACTTAATCGCTCCTCCGCCTGGTAGAACTCCGTCTCTTCGGAATATGCAAACGCCTCGTTATTTCTGGCCTTGGCCTCATGCGCACACTTGTCAGAGGCTTCCTCTGTGGTGAATACGCCGCACACGCTGATTGTGTCATTGCCGTTGTTGGTGAGAGCGACCCAAACCTTCATCGGAGGCTCTATCTCTATCCCATCAGCAGTTACGTTGCATGGGGCATATCCAGTGTCGGTATGCGTCCATACTTCATATAGCCCGTTGCGAACCCCAAGGCCCACCAAATCGCGAACATGGCGCAACTCTCGACCGCACTTATCGCAGGGCTTTACGTTCTGATCTAGTTCCACCATCACAGATCCCTCTCAGCCTTCATAACAGCCTTCACTGCCGCCTCCAGAAGCGGTCGCCTCTCTGGAACGACCCCTACCCTCCACTCATCATCCAGCAATGCTTTCAGCGCCACAAGCAACTCTTCCGAAGCGGCGAATAAAGCTGCATGCCGCGGATAGAACGCTGTGCCCACCGACCCATAAGCGGCTGTGATGGTGTAACCCACTAGTTCGGCTTGCTCGGCTGTGAGGCATTCAATCATCGGCATAGGCTACTCCTTTGCGTCCAGAGCGGCGAGGATGCGGTCGGTAAGAAGTTCAGCCGCATTGCGATCCCAAGACTGATATCTCGGAAGACCGGCATCCAAGGAATTGATGACCTTCTCCCGCCGTGGGTCTACCGGCTTGGGGATGAGTGAGGCGTTGCGGTTACCGATGAATATCGCAAGCGCGTCCAGTGTCGCCATGATATTTGAACCATTTCTCTGGCGATCTGAAATCTGGTAATCGATGAAGTTGGTAGCCTCGTCAAAGGTGGCTTTATCCCACGGCACCTGCAGGAAGGGAGCGGCGGCTCTGGCCATTTCCATGTAGACGGCCTTAGCTTCGGATGCAATCTCGCTCCACTTGTAACCCGATCTGTCCGAACTTGCCCATATTCTCTTCGCTGCTGCTTCTATCTGTTCGTCGGTAAGGTTCATGCTCTCCTCTTTCTCGCTCCGCTACAGTACCACTAACCCAACAGGTTTTAGTCACGGTAGACCGCATGGGGGAAATTCAGTTTCGCGAACTCTCCGAATAGCTCAATCGCCTTCATGTCGACGGCCCGTGCCGCCGCTTCGGGTGACTTGTGGTTCCCACAGTGATATTCGATGCCATTGGCGACAACCCTCCCGCGATATCTAGCTTGGCTCTGACGCCAACTAACACCCTTGAATCCCGAGGTGTTTATTCGTCTTTTGCCGCGATTAGCCCCGTTCTGGGAAACGGTCGCTAGGCGAAGGTTGCCATTAAAGTTGTGGAGTTTGATCCCGTTGCGATGGTCAACGTCCAGCTCGTCCGGAGGATTTGTCAGGACTCGATGCATCAATATCAGGCCGCATGGGCCACCCTCGGATATACGTCTGTTTCGGGCGACATAGCCGTTCGAAGTGACGTGCCAAGCAAAAAACGCTAAGCGATCTGCACGCTCTTTATTTACCAGCGTGAATCGTTCTCTCGGTAAAGGTATGTAGGCTATCGACGGCCCGATCACGTGAATAGGATTTCGTTTTGGAATGAACTGATTAGCCATCGGCTCTCCTGTCGTGGTAATAGCCATCCAAATATGGCTGCCCTTGGGAGGAACTAGTTGGGTCTTCCCAGCGAAGAATGTTGCCCCTATAGCGGCACTCACACGTCTTGGTGATGCCCTGCCTGTTCTTCGAAATAATCATGTGCCCTATCCCCTTGAGTGCCTCATCGGATTTGTCGAAGAGTTCGGGCCGGTGCAGGAATGCCACGATATCCGCATGGTTCTTCACCTTCCCCGACCCTGCAATGTCCGTGATCCTCGGGGTTGGGTCGGTACGCTTCGCCGCCTCCTGCGTCAACTGGACAAGCAAAACGACCGGAACGCCTAGTTCTTTGGCTATCTTCTTTGCCATTTTCGCCTGTCGCCCAACAATCTCCTCTGGATTGACGCCCCTCTCGTAGACGTCAGTGTTTTCGGTGTGGCTCAACTGGTCGATCACTATGAGGTCTAAGCCCGTCGGATGGCCTTCGGCAAGCTTCTGGCGCTTCAGCTTGGCGCACTTGGCCTTGATGCGGGTCATGGTCATCTCTGGCGTCTCGTCGAGGTACAGCGGGGCGGCGGCGAGCTGGGCGCGGCACTCGAGAATAAGAGACTGGTCGCGAGGCCCAAGGTTCCCATCTCGGATGGCGCGGTGGTCTACCTCGGTGGCTGCGGATATCATTCTCCGGACCGCGGCTCCACGGCCATCCTCGAGAGGGAAGTAGGCTGTGACCTTTCCGAGGACCACCGACGTGTAATAGACCGCGTTGCAGGCCCACGCCGTCTTCCCGGAACTCGCCATGGCTGCCAGCACAATCAATTCTCCCGGCTGCAGCCCTCCGGTGCACTCATCCCACTGCGTCCAGCCCAACATGAGGCCCCCGGTGGTTGCCATGGCCTCAAGAGCCTCTGAGTCGTCCCCCTGGGAGGCGAGGTAGGCGCCGACGTGCTCCATGTCGGCGTCCGGCGAATCTTCCGCGAGGTCCTTGAACTCCTCGATGACGCGCTCTAAAAGGTGCTGGTCGTCTTCCTGCTCATCGCTGGCGTCTGACTCTGCCCGGTTTGCCAGAAGCATGACGGCGCGGAGCCGGGCCTTCTTGCGGAGGAGTTTGACGTAGCTGCTGATATCGAACTTGCGCGGGACGCCTTCTGTGAGTGCAAGGATGTACTGGAGGCCGCCGACGGCATCAAGTTCCCGCCGCCGCTCAAGTTCTTCAATTACGAGGGATGAATCGACCACCGACGTACTCTTGGCGAGATGCAAGATAACCGCGTAGATGCGCTTGTGGGAGTCGAGGGCAAAGTCGGTGACTCGTAGGCTCTCCTGAGCGAGTACCAGCGCCTCTGGCTCCAGCATGACCGCGCCAAGGGTCGCTACTTCGATGTGTCCGCTCTTTGGGAGTGGCAATTCTTGCGTGCTCATTCGGCTCTTTCGAGCCATTGGCTGAGTGCATCGCGCAGTTCGCTTGCCTGCTTCTTGGTAAGGATTACCGATTGCTGATAGCCGCCACGCAAATGGACACGGAGCCACGGACGCCACTTCCCCTTCTCTGGCCTGTCGTCTCTTCCATTGCGTGTAATATGATCAGGAATCGCCGCGATTCCCAAACATCCTCTATGCTCATCGGAATTTGAGGGCAACACATGGCTCCCTTGGTATCGGACTGTGCAACTCCCGCATGTACAGGGCTTTGAATCGTCCTGCTCGTAGATGCCTTTCCGAATTTTCTTGATGCGCCCGCACCTCGGCAAATGATCGTCGCCGAAACCGAAGATGCTGCAATAAATACTCATGCCATTTCCTCCCATCGCAAGGGGTTGGGGGCGGCGAGTGGATTGGACCCGCCGCCGGGGTGAGCTACATCAACTGGATTGCTTCTTTGGCCTTCGCTATCTGCTGGCTTTCAGTGAGGGGCTTCTTGGCCGGAGGAGTGGGCTTTGGAGCGACTACGACCTTTGCGCTGCGGCGAGCGGCCTGGGCTTCTAACTCGTCCTCTTCCTCGTCGTCCTCGTCGTCTTCGTCGTCCTCTTCTTCGCCAAGGGGCAGATCCTCTTGGTCGTCGTCCTCTGCGCCCGTGCCGGCGAAATTGAGGTCGCCCTGCGCTTCTTCAAACGCAGCCCAGAAGTTCGCCGTCTTGTGGTCGAACGTCCATTCGTGAATCTCTTTGCGCCCCGGAAAGTAGGCAGAGAATGAGAGCGTAACGACCGCATCCTCATCGCCCTTGCCGGTGCGGGTCATCACGAAGCTGGACAGCGTGGCGTCCATGATGGGGGAGAAGAATCTACGGCCCTTCGGGGTCGGGAACATCTCCACCGTCGCATTCTCCAGCCGCACATCGAACTTCTGCATGGTGGCGAGGTTGCCGGTCTTGATGAGGTTGGTGTAGGCGTTCTGGACCCATTCGGGCATCCCGTTGAGGGCGTCATCGCCATCTGAGAGGATGATGTCGACTTTGAAGTGATGGCGCTTTTCTTCTCCTCTTCGGAGCAGTGCGGCGTCGCGGAGGGTGAGTTTGACTCGCTTACCTTTGTCTATGAATACGTTGGGCATAGTGCATTTCTCCGATCTGGTGAGAGGTGCGTGGGGGTTAGGATGCGACGGTAGTTTCTTCGCGGGCTGATTCCATCAGCATCGCTAGATTCAATGACTTCTCTAAAACGCAGGATTGGCAGATATTGATTTCGGTCATGAGTTCAGGCTCCTCATCGCCCATGACCTTCACGCAATCCGGCTCTGGTGCCATTACTTCGGCCAAGGCGAGATTGCCGCCGAATATCTGGGCAAGGCCCATGACACCGTTTGCCGCACGAGGGCTGATCATTGCCATCGAGAAGCGGACGACGTACCACAAGGGTGCGATCTTTCCTTCACATACTGCACACGGCTTCAATTCGGATAACTTCATGCTGGCCTCACGTTCGGTTGATAGTGCGCTGCGGTTTAGGGTTTAGAAATCTTCCTGTAAAGCAAGGACTCCGGTAGTTGGTAACTGTGGACGAGGGAAATTCGTTCGCGCGAACTCGCCAAAGTGTTCAATGGCGGCTTCATCGTAGGCTTTGGCGGCCTCAATCTCTTGCTCGATTGGATAGAATCCGAGATTGATCAACTTTCCGTTGACGCGAATCATCGAGCGGCAATATTGGGTATCTCCGAACCGGGTCACGCCTTTGTACTTGCGCGTAGCGTGGGTGGACTGATTCATCGAGTTTTGGTGAGCTGTAGCTATACGAATTTGCGATCTTCGGTTATCGAGCGTCTTCGCATATCGATGATCAACGGTTTTGCCTAGTGGTGATTGGAGAAGCTGACGCGCCATGAACACGGTCCGTTGCTTCCCATCCACAACCTCAGTGCGACCCGCATAGAACTTGCCTGGCGTTAGCTGCAAGGCCTGCCAAGTCCACTGAGATAGCAATTCGGCATCATCACGGTCGACCAACGCGTATAAGCCTTGAGTGAGTTGGATGTATGCGATTGAAGGACCGGCTGGGATGATTGCAGGGCGAATTGTTCGTGGTCTTCCCATTGGCTTACCACTCCTCTCTTGCTGGCATAGGCGCATCCAGAAGGGCCAACTGCCCCACTGGACGTATGAAAATCTCTGTGCGTGGATTGGTGCGGTCTCTGACCTTATAGGCGTGCAGGGCTGTTACCTTGTGGTCGCTGTCGATGACGCCAGCTTTCACAATGGAATCGAGGATGCACTTTCCGTAGTTGTCGACGTCGCCCCGCTCATTGCTCCCCTGGTAGACCACATAGGCGACTTCGAACCAATTGGCAATGAGCGACCGCCCACCGGCGCAGATGCCGACAGCGCGCCACCATTCCTTAGCTTCCTTCGAGGGGTACGCCATCACCGTAGCGATGCCATTGATGGTCGCAACGCGGTGCTTCATGTAGTGGTTTACGCTGGGCGGGGTAAGTGGAACTGTAACTCGCAGGGTCGACACGGGGCTGCCTCAAATGGATGAAGATGGGTGAATCCATGAGACTGGCGTGAGCCTGTTAGTAGGTGGGAGTTATAACGATACGTCGATTAGTTGTGGCTGTTTCTCTATTTTACTTCCCGAGAGCGTCCTATCGTTACAATCGCGGTGAAATATTAAAGATCCTATGGCATGCCACTTATCGTTGCGTCCTATCTTCTTACGGCACCTGGCGCACGATCGCTCACCTTTGACCGGCAGAGGTTGCGAGCAGCAAGGGCATACTTCCTTCATCTCTCCCCCATCAGCAGCAACAATGTGTAGTTCATGGACGGCTCCCGCAAACTTCATTTGCATATCGTGTGGCCTTGCGACTCTGGCGCCTGAATGCAGCCTCATACTCTTTGCGCGTGTCATGCTGCGCATAGCCGTCTTCATGGTAATTGCGGCGGTAATCATGGAATTCGTCGTAGTACAACTGCCACCAAAGCCGCCGTCGGAATAGAAGCGTGAACCTGTTCTTATCGCGCCGCATCATTTCGTCTCCGTTGGTTCTGATTTAGGTGATGGAAATATCTTGCTCATAATCCACTTAGCCGCAGACTTGCTCCAGTGGTCAAATAATGCGGAAATAAGAATCCCCACCTCAATGCCGAGGCAGAATCCCATTGCGAAAACAATCATTATCAAAATCATGGACGGCTGCTCCCCTCTGGAGAGAGTAAGGATATCTGTGCGCGAAGTTGAAGTACGTAGCGAATTTCATAACATCCCTGACACTTGCAATTGTCAGAGTATTCAAATAAGTCCCTGAAATCATCCTCGGTGACTTGACTCCAATCTTTACCCTTCATCTCTCCATCGTCTTCGAACAGATTGCGGGTATAAAAAGGTTTTTCCTCCCAATGTTTCAACTCCTCCATTGCTAGGCGTAGGGCTTCCTGGGAGGCTGCTAGTTGGCGTTCGCGGCAATGAAGGACGGCTCTAACCTTGTCCAATTCCGAGTAAAGGTCGTCAGTCCTGAATGCCGAATCTTTGGCTTCGTAAATCTCTTGTTTCGCGATGTCGTCAAGCGGAGGCAATCTCCCTCCATCCGCGCATTTCTCGCAGACTATCTGTTTCCCCGGCGTGGTGCCCGTGGTTGGGATAGTGAATGACTTCTTGCCGTAGAGTTTGACTGAGCACGTCGCGCACTCGGAATTGGCATAGAAGGGCGAGGCCAATCCCCCTCCATCCGCTACTGGCTGCGGTATAAGGGAGGGATCACACTTGATGAATCTCTCTACGGCACCCATGATTATCCCGTCTTCCTGAACGGCCCCGAGCAGATATTGCAGCATTCTCTTCTGAAACTCCCCCTCGTCTTCAATGAAGTCCCGCAGAACCTCGCAGAAGGCGTTGTGGTAGATGCGGATTACGAAGTCCGGAGGCTGTGACTGAAGCCACGTATCGAACTTGTCTATGTCGGCTGGCGTGCCCCCTCCATCCTCTTGGAGTGACTCTGCGGGGGCGGATTTGAGTTTTGGCAACTTGGCGCGTGCATCAGCCCATGCTTCGGCTTCAGTTTCGCCGCCGCCAATAGCACGGTCGTTGCGATATTCCCCGGTCCACAGCGTCCAGCCCTCTTCCATCGCTCTCCATCCGCCCCAATGCTTAGCGCTTGCTTTGGGGTAAGCCTGCCGCACTGCCTGCTCGTCCCCCATCCCATCTTCTACGCCCTTAGTTTTCATGCTTTTGGCTCCTGTGCTTCCTCATGTGGCTGCGAGAGTTTTGCTATTGCTTCATCAAAGGCCCGCAGAACTTCAGCGTGAGTGCGGGCGTCATTGAAGTGCTGGAAGCTCCACGGATACGAAACTTTCTCCAATGCCGTCTGGCATCCGCTGACAATTTCGCGATCTTGCGTGGTCGCTAGAACGGCACCAGCAGAGCACCAGCAGACAGCGTTGGGGCTTGTTGCCCTGCACGGCCTGCGAGACTGGGTTCGGGCTGTCTGTCGCTGCGTCCACCGCTCTCTTGGCGTAATCTTCTTTCGCGCGGCCCTCAATGTTTCCAAGATCGTCATTTCTCAAATCTCCTTTTGTTATTCCCCAGCTATGGGTTCAGGGGGTTAGCGTTCCATCTTGGGAATCCATGTCTTCAACCACTGCCGCAGGCCGATCTTGGTGGTTCCCTCAAACCAATCTTTGATGATTGCGAATTGCATAAACGCACCGCGAAAGTTGCCAGCGTCATCAATCCAGATGTTGATTGCTCCGTTATGGCCTGCGGCGGTTCCCGCTCGATTGTCGCGAATGACTCTCATCGCTCCCTCGACCGTTCTAAATCCGCCAGCCTCTATTGATTTCTGCGAAACTCCCGGTAATCCAGTCAGTATCATTTCTTTCCCCTCCCTCTCAACCTCTCGATATACAACCATTGCAGTGCTCTCGCGTGTCTAGTTTCATCAGCCGCCCCTCCTTGTTAGCAATCAGGGAAAGCACTGCAATCGTCATATACCTCGATATAACCTCTGTAAGCTACCTTCTGGTTCATTTAGGGCTGGCCGTGCTTCTACTCACTCCGGAAGGAATCAGCTAACTCCCGGTACATCTCCTCAGCCTCGGCTAGTTCTTGCTTGTCGGGCAGCTTAGGTGCTGGTGGGGGTGCAGGCCCCAGGCACCGCTCAAACTGTGCGACAAACCTCTGCCAGCGCGTCATGGCTTCACCTTGGGAGGGACGCTCTTTGGATTGTGCTCAAGCACTAAATGGCAGTGAATGCATTTCGTCAGAAGGTTGCTGGCGAGATCCCCGTTATTCCTCTTGGCCCGAATGTGCGCCAAGTGACCGGAGTTCCATTCGCCGCGCTCGAAGACAACCGCCGACAGGCAGATAACGCCATCACCGAGATCATGCTGGCAGCGGTAGCCGTCGCGCTCGAATACTTCACGGCGAACCGCCTCCATGTCTTTGCCGACAACGCGCACGATGCCAAGCTTTCCCGGTTTACCAGAGCGCTTCTTTCTATGCTTCGACACCTTGCGGATGGGCTTGGAGATGCGGAAGAGGTTCATGGGATACGGTCAACCTCGACGTTGAGGAGGCTCTTGATGTCCTCTTCTGATTTGCCCTTGTGTTCATCGAGGAAGGCTTTGCGCTGGGCTCCGTCCCACTCGAGGATGTCGAAGGCCTGGTCGTAGGGCGTGGGATCAGCGGTAACGGCCGGCGGAAGCTCTGCACCCATTACACCTTCAATCACATCGTTGGGCCGGATGCGCTGCGTCCCCATCTCTGCGGCGGCGTCGAGGTCCGCAGCCTGCTCCATCTCGAAGCTGACCGGCATGTATTTCAGAACCTGCAACAGGGGAATCTTGCGCCCGTACGCCTCCATCCCCTCCGGGGACTTGTAGGAGTAGTGCTTGTCGCCGGACTTATTGAAGCGCGATCGATGCTCCAGAATCTCCTCCATCGACCAAACATCGATGACCGGATACTCGGCACCGCGGACCTTGCCGCAGGCGTAGAAATGGGTGACCTTGTCCGCGCGCGAACCCTTCTTCTCATGCTCGATTCCCGGCCGTGAGCCATAGTAGGCTTTGAAGTAGTCGCCATCGCGCACAACATCCGTCCAGACGTCTGCGGCTTTAGTGCGGTGCATGAGCGACATTAGGCCTTTCCAGCCAGGTACGAAGGTGCACTCGCCCTTGAAGGGGATGAGGTAGGCCTGGCCGCCGACGCCGAGCTGCAGGCCCAGAGACGCCGAGGTCATCAGGCACGCCAGAATGCTCATCGGGTCACACTCGAAGAGTTTGGGGTTGCGGCGAATCTCCATCATCGCCAACTGCCCGAACCGCTGCGTCATGGTGGGATTCTGGATGAGCCGCTGAATGCGCGGCATCTCTGCTTTGATCATGCCGCTGATGACATCCTGCGGGCTCTGCGGCTTCTTCTCGATGCCCGTTACTTGCTTGAGTGCTGCGGTGCTGCTGGTGGGTGCCATTCGGGTGGTGCCTCCTGTTTCTTGGGTTAGTAGGAAATCGAAACGTTGGGGACCTTGCCATGCGCGATCGCAGTGACGACAAGCATTGCCGCCCCTTCGGTGAGTCCGGTGGTTATAAGCGCGACCATGGCGGCGCGGTTGATGCTGGCGCGGTGCTTCTTGTTGGCCTCGCGCTTGACAGCAGCTTCTTCCTCGATGCGCTTGGCCTCAGCAACTCGCCGGCGCTCAGCTTCGATGGCTGCTTGCTTATCGGCCTCAGCCTTGCGCTCCGCTGCTGCCATTTCTTCCGCGTGGCGCTCCTCAGCGGCTACGCGGGCAGCCTCAGCTTCGATACGCTCGTATTCCGCCTTCGCCGCTTCACGCTTTTGCCGAGTCTCCTCCGCCACCCGTGCGCGCTCTGCGGCTTCGATCGCATCCAGTCTCGCAGCCTCAGCTCTCGCCGCTCTGACCTCCGCCTCTGCCTTCTCTTGCTGGATGCGGTCATGTACCGCCTTAGCCGCCCGCTCAACCGCCGCCGCCTCTTCCATTGCCCGCGCTTCCGCTACGGCTTTGGCCTCTGCGGCAGCCTGAGCCTTGATGCGCTCCTCGCGCTCCGCCTGCAACCGCTCCGCCTCGAGCTTTTGGAGGCGGGCAAGTTCTGCCTGTTCTTCTTGGCGGACCCTGATTGCATGGGCGGCGGCGGAGAGACGCGAGAGGCACCCCAGGGAGGCGCGGCCGTATCGTTCCTTGAACTCTTGTGGGTTGCGCGCGACGTACTCTTCAACGCGCTTCATCTGGATGTCGATATCCTCGAGCGTGTTCGCCGGCAGCATGTTAGCCATCTCGTTGACGGCATCTTCATGCGCCTGGACGCGGGACTTCTCCGCATCTTCCCACTCGGTAAGCGGGCGGCGGGTGTCGTCCCGAAGCTGGTCGAGTTCATCGCGCATCCGCTTGCGCTCTGCGTCAATCTGGCCAACCTGGGCCTTCACCTCACAGACAAGTTCTTTGCCGAGGTCATCCAGCCGGACCTTTGAGGATGCAACCTTGCGGGCCAGCGATGAGATTGCCTTGCGTCCGCGCTCCGTCGATATGTCTGGAACGTGGAGGGCAACCTCAGAGCGGATCTTGTCGAGGATTTGGTCGAGCCCGTTGGGCTGGAACAGGGCGAGAGCGTTCGGCTTGCCGATCAGGGCTAGCTCGACGACGTCTGGCGCGGATGTTTCGGTGGCTGTTGCTTCGTAAGTCAATTCCATTGACGCTCCTTATTTCGTTCGAAGTACGCGGGTGGTTGTGGTTTCGGTAAACAGTTCGGCGATGTCTGGATGTTCGGCGCGGAGTAGCTTGACGGCGATGCGGTTGGTCTGCTGACTGTTCCAGGTGACAGCCGGTTTTCCATCGGGCCCGAGGATGGCGAACTTCTGGGAGTCGCCCTCGACGCCATTTTCTGAGGCTGCGTTGGCCAAAGATGTCTTGACGGCGATCTCCAGACCCTCCCGCGTGGCCTCGAGGCGCTTCTGTGCTTCTTTCACGCCTTTGAGGATGCCCAACTGCTTCCATACCTCTTCATTGCCGGCCCATGCGAAGCCCTCGAAGCGAGACAGCACTTTGCTGGCATCTTCTGAGGACTTGATACCCGGCGGGACGCTCGCAATGACATGGTTGAACCAGAAGTCGACGGCTGCCTTGCGGATGTAGGCAATGATCTGGTCGTCGCGGTCGACCTCGTACACGCGGAGGTCGTCGGCGCCGATGAGCGCTCCCACCTTTGTGTGAGTCCGTCCGGTGACCATGAGGCCGAACTGGAACTGCGCGCCATAGTAAGCGGGGAATTCGTCGCTTCCTTCGATCCCCCAATCACCAGCGGCGCGCGGATGGACGGTCTTTATGTCGCCGTTGGCAACAGTACCCCCTCCATCCATCACGTATTCGAAGTCGATCTCAGCACGAAGGAATGGGAACTCTTTGTCGACGTGGATCTGGTTGCGGTCAATCACCCAGACGTCGTGCTCCTCCTGCAACATCTCAATGACCATCGGTTCCAGCTTCTTACCGCGGCGGAGAACCTTGTCGCGCTCCTCGGAGGACTCTTCCTGCCAGTCCGTCGTCTTCTCTTGCCAAAGTTCATAGGCTGTCTTCCAGGGGGAGATTCCGAGGATGGCCGCTATGTCGGAGCCACCCAGAAATCCTTTGCGGTTCATCTTCTCAGGCGCGGGGTGTCCATTCTTTACTTTTCGCAGAAGGTCTATGGTTTGCTGGTCTACGTCTAACGCTGGCATGGTGATCCTTTCTAAAGCGTCATGAAGCTTGCATCCCCCGGCGCGGCGCCGAGCTTGCGAAGAATGGTTGGCTCAACCGTGGGAGAGAAGGGCTGGGCGTTCTGCTGGGTGATGTAGCGCAACAGGATCCTTGCCTCTGGGTTCGCTCTCAGCTTGCGAAACGCTTCCCGCTCCAAGCGCGATACCTCGGCCTGAGAGATTCCCAATCGGAGCGCTACTACTTCCTGACTACGTACGGCGACTTCGCGGACGCGGCGGGATTCCATCAGCGAGCCTCCGCCGCAGTGGCGTTGGCTATGGCCAGGTCGAGGGCATAGAGAACTTGTTCGTGGGTGGCGTGGTCGTTGTAGTACGGGAAATTTCTCGCGTAGGCAGGAAAAAAGGGCTCAAACTGGTCCATAAGGCTGTAGACGCCGGGGACATTGAGCACCTTCTGCATCGCGCCTTCCATGCACCAGCACGTAGCCTCCGGATCATTGCCATACAGGGCTAAGACCGCGCGCTGCGACCTCTTGGCGTATACCTTCTTGCACCAATTCTTCTTCGGCGTCAGCAGATTTCGCGTGGCCCGCAGTGTTTTCAAAACGTTGACCTTTCTCATTGCGGTCCCTTTCGTATGCATGCGTCTAACTGCTCCTCACGCGTCTCAAGCTCATTGAAGGTCTTGCGTAACTCCCACTCGTATCTGGAGTAGTGCTTGGCTTCTTTGCCTTCGGCGTCCATCTGCTCCCACCTCTTGAGCCACTTGGCGCGCTGCTCTGGCGGGATGCGGGTGAAGATGGGCCGGTTGGTTTGGGAGTCGTAGGCGATCGCCGGAAGTAATCTGAGGTCTACGCTCATCGCGACCTCCATCGCCGGAACAGGCGGATACTGTCGAGAGCCAGGGAGCCCACACCAACCAACGTGAGGCCGGAGAGCACGATCAGGATTGCCAGCACTGCGAAGCGAAAGCCGTCAGTAGCGTTCATAGTCGGCCTCCTCTTCTGGTGAAGGTGCAGCAAGAGGGCCGAGGAAGCGCGTTACGGCAAAGTCCCTTACCTGCTCCTCATGCTCTGAGGCCCACAGGATCGCAACGCAGAGGAGAAGCATGAAGCCGCAGCCGGAGATGCCGTAGTAGTTCACGATTGCACCTCATGGCGGATAATCTCCCGGATCACGTCTTCTAGCGTGGGCGGGTTAGGAGGATTGAGAGTTGTTTTCTCCTTTGGAGTGGAGGCTAATCCAAACTCATTCAAGCACCCGTGGCACCAGTCTTGACGGAACGACTTGAACCACGCATCCGATCCGACGTATTCGCCTACGCCAGCGGACACGCACTTTATGGCTTTGCGGTCGGAAAACTCGCTCTTGCATCGGTCACACGCGTAGGTGGTTTTAGTGCTCATTTCAACCTCTTCTGTTCTGCGGCCTCATGCCGCCATTCATCGCGGTCCCGACTACCAGCGGGCTCCGGTGCCAGATCATCGAAGAGTTTGTCGAAGCAAGGGCCACAAGTCCCCGAGATGAGGATTTCGCGGTCAGCCTCGGGAACGGACGGCATTACATTCTGAATGAGGCCGCCGCCAGTCCACGCTAGCCACTCAGATTCGGGGATATTGAAGGTCTTCTTGCCGTGGCACATCTCGCATTCTGTTACCACCACGACGCAATAGACCCCATCCTTCATGCGCTCATCAATCGCTTGGTAACTCATGCGGCCTCCTGGTGAGCCGCCGCGACGACTTCGACGATGGAAGTTTTGGCGACGGTTAGATGGGTGTATCCGGTGACACTCAGAGGGCCTGGATCGGCCAGCGCCGCATCGATCAACTGGCGGATGAGGACGAGCCGGTTGTGGCGCATGTTTTGGGCTATGGTCTGGTTCACAGCGACACCTCGATTCGAGCGGCGCGAAGCTCTCGTGAGCGCTGGCGAGCTTTAGGTGTGCGCGTGGAGTCGGGATGCTTGATGCTGAATCCCCAGAGAGCGGCGTAAGCCTTATCCAGCTTCATCAGGCGGTGACGCTTTGCCTTGATGTAACCGAAGGAGCGAGGAACCCCTACAGAGCAGGTGCCTCCTAGCCGCATGACTTCTGCGTTTTGGATGAACTGGTAGATGCTCATGCTGCCAACCTTTCCGGCAGTCCAAGTTCTTCGCAGATCATCTCGCCAGCGCAATCAAAACAGTGATTACCTGCCTGGGCCTCGTCCTTGCCGCACTCCCAGCACAATGCGGATTCTTCTTCGCAAGCTGCCGCCGTGAATCCTGGGTGTAGGTCGCCGAGGTCTATGTCGTATTCGCCGATCATGCGACCCTCCGCATATCCTCAAGCTCCCCGCAAAGGGTTATTGCCGTCAGGAGTGTTTCGCTATCCATTTCCAGTGATACCTCCATGCGGGCGTCGATTATGACTATGGCCGCGCTCGCGTCACGGAAGGCGTGCCAGAAAGCCGAGTTGAGCATCATGTAGGCGTTGATTTGCTTGGCTTGAAGTGTGGTCATTTATTCGGCCTCCGAGAGAATGCGCAGTGCTGCGAGAAAAACGACAAACCAGATGAGGACCACGGAAGCCACGAGATGGGAATCCATTTAGCGGTCTCCTTTTCTGACCCAAAGAGTGGGAAGGCAGAACAGACCGGCGATGACGATCCAGCCGAGGACGATGTGGTTGAATGTCATCGCGCACCTGCCTTCGTGATCACTTTGAGTTCGCGGCTGGATCGCAGATAGATGGAGAGCTTCTTGGCGGAAGGCTGGCGGCTGTTGTCGATTCTCATCGTGCACCTCCAGCGGCAGCCATCTTGCCGTCGGCTACCGGCTTGGGTTCCACGGCTCCGGTGCCATGGCAGAAAGAGCAGGGGATGTGAAAGGTTGCGTACCCGCAGGAGTAGTTCTTGCGTGCGAAGCGGGTGGGAATCTCAGCAACGACCTTGCCGCTGCCCTTGCAGTTGCCGCAGACCTTGCGGGTGGACTGGATGTTGGCAATCTCGCGCTCACTGAGGACTGGAGTTTTAGTCGCCATTAGCGGCCTCCCTCTGCGGTGAGAAGGTTGGGAAGCTGCACCATCTCTTCGGGAGTGATCGGCGAGAGCCAGTCGTGAACCGCGTGCGCCGCATCGTTGGGGCAGCGCCGGCAGGGGGCGGGATCGCCCAATTTGAAGGGTCCAGGTACGAAGGGATGTGTTCCGAGGTGAACCCGCGTAATGCGAGGGTTATTTGGCATCGTTATCGACCTCCTACAGCCGATGACGACACTCTAGTCTCAACTAGTGTGCAAAGTCAACTTAAATTAGTTTCATACACTAGTGTATGACTAGAATCAACCCGAAGGGTGCTATTGTGAATCTCGGGTTCCCCGCATAAGTGGGTTGAGCCTCGCCGGGCCGCTCCCGTTGTGCTCCCGAGGGCGCACTCCTACCGCGGGGGCGGTTCCGGCACACTAAAGATTGTGATGGGGACGGGATTTCATGGAGTCCAAGGCCACCGTCTCAAAAGAGCCAATAAAGCTGCCCATTGCAAACAGAAAGGCCCTCCGAAGAGGGTCTTTCTGTTTGCCCGGCCACCCAGCCGGGGAGCGCACTACTTCTTAGTATTCCATTCAGGCAGGCCCAGTAACTCCTCTTTGCCGGCCACGGTCAGGCTGCCAACTTTTAGCGCGATCCTGATGCCCACTTCAACATTCGACGCGGCGCGCTTCTTTCCTATGGCGACGCCGCCATCCATGAGGATCTTCTGCAGGTCTACCTTCGGCATGGGATTGCCATGTTCTTCCAGAACGGTCCGTATGGCAACCAGCGGCCTAACATTGTAGAAGCGGGTTGCCGGGGAGTCCGCCAGCCCTTCGGACAGCGCCTCGAATCTGTTGAGGGCTGCCAGCGCGGCCTTGCGGGGCTTGAGTTGTGCTTTCAGTTGCTCGATCTCTAGTTCCAGGGTTTCGCGTGAGTTCATTGTCGTTGTCGCCCTCCTACAGGGGACGTACCGATCTACTTCTTGTTCGCCCACTCAGGAAGGCCGATAAGCTCGTCGTCAGCTATTTTTGCTTTCTTATCTTTGCCCGACCGCGTGATGTTGTTGTTCCTGGCATTGATCTTGATTGACAGGTCGATGTCGCTCTCAGGGGTCTCGTTTCCGTCTGCCGCGCCGCCGTCAAGCAATATCTTTCGCAGTTCGGCCTTCTTCATCGGCTTGCCGTGCTCTTCAAGGATTTCCCGGATCGAGGCTTTGTGTTTCTTCTTGTAGAAGCGGGTCGAGGGGGAGTCGGGCAGTTCTTCGACCTCCCCCTTTTTGAGGACTGCACGAGCGGCCTTCTTACGCTTTAGCAGAGATGCGATCTGCTCCATTTGAGCTTCCAACTCCTCGATCTCCCGGTCCAACATTTCGCTTGAATCCATAGTTTTACAAGATCGCCCGAATGGCGTGTCCTTCCATCGGCTCCAATTTTTCAGATATGCGCTCGATGAGTTTCAATTCTTCCCCGTACGTCCAGAGAAGATCGCAGGTGTAATGTCTACCGAGTCCGAGTCTACCAATAACCTTCTCGATTACGGAAAGAAGAATTTGCCACCGCAGTTTTGCGTGGTCCTCACGCATGATCTCGAACATGGTCGCCATCTCAGAGTCCTCCGATTGAACGATTCTGGCATGGTTGGCGAAACATACGAACTGCCGTGAGTTCCAAAATATATTCAAGAGGTCGTCCTTCGATAGATGCACGTCCTGCCTAGAGGCTGGGTCTTTGCCGGAACGTATGCCGTGGAGTGTTACCCGTCCAGATTCACTGAGCGGGCGTGTCTCGCGGAGAAATGTTTCAACGGTGATGCCCCTTCGGTGGAAGCGGGATATGGAAGAGGAGGCTAAGGCTCCGGCCAGGAGAGCGGCTGCTCCGGAATAGATCGAATTCATGAGGTTAGGGACCTTTCGTGTCGTGACGGTTCGTGGAGGTGGCTCCGGTACTTGCGGAGAGCCGTCTTCAGGAGTTCCGTCTGGGCGGGGTCCCACTGATGACTAGCGACTTGGTAATTGGAGGAGATGAACCAAAGTACGAGGGAGATGAGGTAAGTGATTTCGGTGACGTGGGTGACTCGGACCGCCAGATGCGTCCTGATGGCGGTATCAACTGCCCCAGAGCGGGCAATCGCATAGAGCGAAAACCCGAGGTAAACCAGTAGCAGCCGGGTATCTTTTGCGGAGTCGACCATCCAAGCATAGAGCGGTGCCGCTGCCAGCATCAGGCAAAACCAGTACAGTGCGACGTGATCGACCGCAAGAAACCACTTCCATCCCGGATCGATGTTGCTGGTGAGGGGGAAGCGCAGCGTCAGAATCGCGATTGCAAGCATGCAGCCAGCGAAGACCTGGAGGAGAACAGGATTCCTGTCCGGGATGCCGGTCTTGCGGATCGCCTGGAAGAGGGCCACCACGAGATAGATATGGGCGGCATAATCAACAAACCACCCTACCCAGCAGGCCGCGTGGTAGACCTGCCATGGAGCCAAGCGAGCCACAGCGAAGAGCCAGATGGAATTGCCGACCACCGCCCCTAGATATGCCGCCAACGCGATGTTGCGGCGCCTATAGGCCCACAGGCCGACAGTAAGTTGACCGAGTACGACAGCAAGCCAGATGCAAAGCTGGAGGTGGGTGATTTTAGTATGCAAGGCGCCCCCGGATGGAAGCGCCCTGCACGGGGTCTACTTCTTGTGAGGCTTGACCGGCAAAGGTGCCGGCGCCTTGTGGGAACCGCAGGCGGGGGGACACGGAGTTGGAACTCCTACCGGGCCTTGTGCGAGAAGAGACGCATCGTTGCGCGTGGCAACATGCATAGACGCAAACAGGGCCAGAACAAGAACAAAGGCGAAGAATAAAGCCAGACGAGTTTTCATTGAAAGCTCCTTTGGCGCGTGAATGCGCTACACAGAGCTTACGAAGGGAAAGGTGCTGGCAATAGAGAGCAGGCGAGGTAACTTTGCTGCGAACCAGAACAGTAACCAAAGTCATAGGAAAAGACAAGAGGAATTTCCGATGACACGGAAGTCCTTTGTCTACTACACGACGATGAGGTAAATGGGGACCGGGTGAGACATAGCTGGAACTGGCTGTGGAAAAAACCAATGGGGGAACGCATCGCATGAAGGCCAAATCACTGTCAGAGCAATTTCTGCCAGTGGCAGTTTGAGTGGCACCTCCAGCCTGTACTCGGTGCACCTTATGCGCTTCTATGCAATTCAGACGTTTTGCGGAAGTTCTTGTCTTTATTGGTCTATGCGGCTTTATGCGTCTCGGTGCAAAGCTAGCGTACATGGCTTGCAGCGGACTTAAAATCCGCAGGGAGCAATCCCATGAGGGTTCAAGTCCCTCTCCGGGCACCAACAAACTAAAGGTGCTTAGCTCCATTTAGCCAGCCCTTCCGATCTTCTTGGAATTCCCAGTGGCAGTTTGAGTGGCAGTTCCAATTGAAACCACGTTTCGGAGTGCTGGCGCTGTCAGTATCTTCTCGACCTCGATCTGTTTATGGTCTGGGCAGAGGTGCGCATACTGTGCCGTGATGGAGATGGTCTTATGTCCGGCGAGTTCTTGGATTGTCTTCAGGGGAACCCCGGCAATCGCCAGCCATGAGCAGAACGTGTGCCGGTTGCAGTGCCAGACGTAATCCTCGATCTCAGCCGTCTCCATTGCCGGATGGAACCATGAGCGGGTATCGAAGTTGGCGCCCTGCCGGGGGAAGACTCGCTCTTTCCGCTTGGGTGTTACGCGGGCCTTGCGTGTGGCCAGAATCTCTTTCACCTGGGAGTTCATCATCACGGTACGATCGTCGCCATTCTTTGTCGCAGTTAGGTTGATTTCATCGCGCTCAAAGTCTACCTGCCACCACTCCACGGTGTACTGCTCAGTGAGGCGCATTCCGGAGAGCACCGAAACCGCGAACTCTTCCTTGTGGGGATCTTTGATGGCAGCGTACAGGTCGGCATATTCGGAGCGGGAGAGGAAGCGCTTGCGGCCCTTTGCTTGCGGACGTTGGTGGATTAGACGAGCCGTGTTCATCTTCACCTTCCCCAACCGTATGCCTTCTTTGTAGGCCAAGGAGACAAAGGCCTTGTAATGGTTGAAGGTGCTGTCACTGACGTCGCGCGCCTTGATCCAATCGCTGATCTCATCGGGGCCGATCTCATCGGCAATGCGCGTACCGAGCCCGTCCTTCAGCAGTGCGGCCTTAGTCACATAGTCCCGAACCGACTTGTTGTGTTCGCGCGCATAGGCAAGCGCCAGGTCTGCCAAGTCTCCAACCGTCACCTTCTTCCTCCGCAGCTCGGGAAGCTTATCTCCCGTGAGGAGTTCCGTACGGCGCTTCCGGTAGAGTTTGCCTGCGTCGGTCTTGGTGCCAGCGCGCTCCCGCCGCCGCTTGCCATGATCGAAATACTGACACCACCAGATACCGCTGCCTACCGGGCATTCGTAAACGCCCCGCTCTTTAGCCATGGGTTTCTCCTAAGCGGACACCATATCAGAATGCATAATCTCGGCGGCGACGCGCTTGACGTCTTCGCTGGGGATGAGGACGCGCCGACCCTTGCGGCGGGTTCGCAGCTTGCCATCGCTGATGAGGTAGTCGATTGCCCGGACCGACATAGCCAGGGAGCTCGCGGCTTCGTAGCGGGAATAGAAGAACTTTTCGAAGGCTACAACCTTTGCACGCTGCTGCATGGACTTGCTCCGAGGAAGAATTTGGTTGAGTGACGACTATGGTACTTTTGGACACTAGTTGTCAATCTATTTTTAAACTAGTTGACTAAATAGTGTTAGCTGGGTTAGTGTTTGGCTTCCGACACAGGAGCGTCCCTTGTTCTTCAATCTCGTCCTCTGCCTTGCAGTGTGTTTGCTCGTCACCTCACCCCTAACCTTCCACAAAGCCCGCATTCTCAAAGACAAACTGGTCGACTGGATCGAGCGCAAGCAGTTCGAGAGGCTTGTAGACCGGGTGGGCCGATGAGCGCCACGCCAGAGCTGCCCGAAATAACCTGCCCGTACTGTCGCAAGCCTGCCGAGCTTGGCGGTGGGAAATGGTTTTGCGCACCCTGCAAAGCTTGGGTGAGAGCCTACCCCAACAGCCCCACTCAGAAACCCATGGGGCGGCTGGCGAAGGAAAGACTTCACAGCATGCGCGTCCGAGCCTATGCAGCCTTCGACAGCGTGTGGCAGATGGTTTCTGGGGTGCAAGGTTGGCCGGAGGCGCGCGCACGGAAAGCGGCGTACTGGTGGCTGGCGCAGGAGCTGGGACTCCATCAGAGCGAGTGCCAAATCTCCTTCTTCAACGAGTTCAATACCCAACGGGTGATTGACATCTGCATGGCTGTGGGTGGGAAGAAGGACGTGGCGGCGTGAACAGGCGTCCTTGGACTCCGGGAGAATTGGAGATCGTTCGCCGCGAGTATGCGAACACGCGGACGGATGCAATCGCGAAGCGGCTAGGGCGATCACTGACGAATGTCTATCAAGCGGCTTATCGGCTGGGGATATTCAAGAGCGGAGAATATCTCGCTAGTCCGGACGCGTGCAGGCTAAGACGAGATTTCACGCCAGCCTCGATAGCGAAGCGCTTCAAGCCGGGGCAGGTACCGGCGAATAAGGGTCTGCGTCGACCGGGTTGGGCACCGGGCCGCATGAAAGAGACGCAATTTGGCAAGGGTCAGATGCCGCACAATTGGCATCCCGTCGGGCATGAGCGCCTGACGAAAGAAGGCTATCTACAGCGCAAGATGGCCGACACCGGGAACACCGTGGAGGACTATGTCGAGGTTCACCGGCTGCTATGGGAAGAGCGTCATGGCCCGATTCCTTCCGGCCTCGTGCTCGTCTTCAAAGATCGCAACAAAACGAACATTGTCCTCGAAAACCTCGAACTGATCACCCGCCGCGAACTTATGGCTCGCAACTCCATTCACCGTCTCCCGAAGGAGTTGGCAGACTTGATCCAACTCAACGGCGCACTGAAACGAAAGCTGAGGACTCTTAGTGAAAAACAAAATGTCGGATCTTCGCAACCATCTCTTTGAAACTCTCGAAGCGCTCAAGGATGAAGAGAAACCCATGGATATTGCGCGTGCGAAGGCTATCAGCGAGGTCGCCCAAACGCTCATCAACTCTGCAAAGGTGGAGTTGGAATTCATGGAAGCGACCGGCGAGATTGAAACAGGGTTCTTTGATGCTCGGCTGGATGCCAAACCGCAACCATTGAGACTGCCAGGAGAGAGAAAGACAGCATGACCCTACTCCTCCTCCACCCAAGTAAGGTCTCTAGTCGGCACTCGGTAGCGATTCAGGAGAGTTCCTTTGAGTTCAAGGTTCACCTCGGAGCCGTCCGCACTCACAGCCCACACCGTCCAGACCGATTTGGAGGTTCCGGGAATTACCTTATCGCCCACCTTCGGGATGCGCTGCTTCTTTGCCATAAGTTACTTCCTAAGCTTTCTATACTCCTCCGGCGTAAGCGCAAGCCACACGCCCCCCGGCCTTCCCATTCGAATCTCCCGCTCGAGCTGGCTACGTGCCTCGACGGTCCGGTCTTCTCCCCATCGTGCCTGCATCTCGAGGATCTTGTCGGGTGTGGCGAAGATGAGTTTGAGGGGCAGGGAAGTACGGCAGTCCTCCTCAAGGAAGCTGATGCGGTAGCCATCACGAAGCATGAAGTTCATAAGGACGCGGTGTTGGTTGGTTCGTTTGATAGCGCCCTGAGAACAGAAGTGTGCACCCATGGTGGGATTTTAGGCGGTCTGGTTGTGGAGGTGAAAGGGTAATGGGAAGAGAAACGAATATCAGTTGGACAGACAGCACTTGGAATGCGATTCGCGGTTGCTCGCGCGTCAGCGAAGGATGCAGGCATTGCTATGCAGAATCCATCGCGCACCGTTTCAGCGGGCCGGGCTTGGCATACGAAGGGCTCGTGCAACTCGACGCATCCGGCAAGTCTACGGGCAAGTGGAACGGGCAAATAAAGTTCCTAGAAGCACACCTGCTCGACCCGCTGAAGTGGAAGGAACCGCGTCGCATCTTCGTCAACTCGATGAGTGATCTGTTCCATGAGAACGTCACCGACGAGATGCGCGACAAGATTTTTGCCGTGATGGCGCTTTGTCCGCAGCACACCTTTCAGGTGCTGACGAAGCGGCCGGAGAGGATGCTGGCTTATCTGAGCGACGACAATCCGCGGTACACCATCCGAAGAATCTTCGATGCAGCCGAGAAGATCGATGCAGAGAATGGTTATGTCTTCGACTGCGATATCTATAAACCGCTGTCGAACGTTCACCTGGGCGTATCAGTGGAGGATCAGAAAACGGCTGACCTGCGCATCCCGCTGCTGCTGCAGACGCCGGCGGCGGTTCGGTTCATCAGCGCGGAGCCGTTGTTGGGGCCAGTGAATCTGGGGGCGCTCAAGTTGGACGGGCCGAATGCGTGGACGACCCACGAATGCAAGCTTGACGGGCTGAGCGTGCGCAGCAATGGGTCGCCTGCGTTGGGCTGGGTGATCGTAGGCGGCGAGAGTGGGGCTGGGGCGCGTCCGATGCATCCGGACTGGGCGCGGAGTCTGCGCGATCAGTGCAAGGCCGCTGGCGTGCCGTATTTTTTCAAGCAGTGGGGGGCGTGGACGCCCGGCGAGAATGTCGATCGGGTGACGGGAACCGTCGACACGGCTGTCTGGTTCAACAATGAGTGGCTGATTGGCATGGAAACACTTTCCAATGACGAAGGCCACGTTGACGACCAGCCTGACCTATACCGCGTCGGCACAAAGGCCGCTGGCTGTCTTCTGGACAGTGTCGAGCATCATGAGTTCCCGGCGGTGCCAGCGTGATTGTTTCGGCTCGCCAGAAGCCAGTTGAGCAGTTGCCTGAATGGGCGCTGTGCTGCGACACGATGCGACAAGAGCACATGACCGAAGAGAAGCTTGGCAGCATCCTGAAAGTCGAGTCGGAATCAGCGTTCTCGGGTGAGGCCGAATGTCACCACTGTCATCGAATAACCCCGAATATCAGGGTTTTACTATCCACCAGCCGCCCAAAGCTTGCGATCCCAGTGGACAACTACGACTTTGATGAGGGGGAATCAGAATGAGCCGCCCCCGCAAAGTCCTCTCTTCCCGACCGCAGATGAGTTTAGCCGAGATTGCCGAGGAATTGGGCACGACCAAGAGCGCCGTAAATATGTGCCTGGTCCGCGCCCTGAAAAAGCTCCGCTCTCAGGGACTCGTAATCAAGATGCAAGAACTTGCGGATGACCTTGACCGCAACCGAAAGGGAAGTGCGCACTATGAGACCTAGAAAGAAGATCCTCTGTGTGGATTGCAATGAGCAGACTCTCTCGGTTCGCAAGTTCTTCCTTGAGACGCGCGGCTTCCGTGTGGTTCCAATGGCGACCTCAGACGAAGCGCTCGCGATTCTCGAGCGGGCACTCCCGTACTCCATCGACCTGATGATCTGCGAGCTTTTGATGCCGCAGATGGACGGCAATGAGTTGGTGAGGCGCGCCAAGCAACTGCGTCCCGAACTGGCAGCAATGGTCATCTCCAGTGGGGTCGGTGCGCTCGAGTTCGCCAAGCATGCCGACGTGTTCCTTGCAAAGGGCTGTAGCTCCCCGACTGAAATATACGGCTTCGCGCGTCGCTTAGTGGCACGCAAACCGGGTCCAAAACCAGCTTCTCATTCAGGGTCCCAGGCTGGGAGGGTGGCGTGAGGGACACTGGCTTATTCGAATCTGACGCGGACACGGCGCAACTCTCGCCATGCCGCACTTGGCGGTACACGCTCAACCGGGAGTGGGCGGACGGGACCTGCGTCGGCTTCCTGATGTTCAACCCGAGCACGGCGGACGAGAATCTCGACGACCCTACCATCCGGAAGTGCCGCGGCTTCGCGCTGCGCTGGGGATACGGCCGCATGGTCATCGTCAACCTCTTCGCCATCCGTGGCAGCGATCCGCGCATCGTGCGCCGCGTGGGTGACCCCGTGGGGCCAATGAACAACTATCACATCGTCGACGCGACGAAGGAGTGCAGGGAGTTGGTTTGCGCGTGGGGATGCGGCGGCCACATGAAAGGCGATCTACTCAAGCGCCCCGGCGCCGTGCTGAAACTCTTGGAGCAAGAGCGATGCGCCATGCCGATAACATGCCTCGGCTACAGCGCAGATGGCAGCCCACGGCATCCGTTGATGCTTGCCTATGACACGCCACGGGAACCCTATCGCACGGCGGTGTCAGCGTGAGCGATCCGGCGCCGCAATACCTGATACCTCCTCCAGTAGAGTTTGACCTTCCGCTGGAGTGGCTACTGACTGACGAAGATTTAGAAAGCGTAGGGGACGTAGATGGGCAGGATTAGAACAATAAAACCCGAGTTCCACTCCCATGAGGAGTTGTCAGCGTTGCCAGCGGAGACACACCTCCTCGCCGGTGCCCTCACCAACTACGCCGACGATGAGGGATATTTCAACGCCAACCCTGGACTCGTCAGGGCCGGCACACATCCTCTGCGGGACGATCCAACACCAATAAGAGCGCAACTCGACCAACTGGAAGCCATGGGGTACATCGAGATTCATTCGTGTGCGGACGGCAAGATGATCGGGCGAATCGTCAACTTCAACTCACACCAAAAGGTGTCACACCCCTCAGAATCAAGGCTAAAACATAGATTCAATGAAGGCTCACGGAAACCTCCGGAGAATTTCGGGAAAGCTCCGGAGCCTCTCCGCCCTGATCAGGGAACAGGGAATGGAATTGAACAGGGAACAGGGAACAGGGAAGCGTCCACCGCTGTCGCGGTTCCCGCCAGCCCCACGTTCATCGCGCTACCCCTCACAGGGAAGAAGTTTCACATCATCACCCAGGCCGACGTAGCGGTCTACGAGCAATCGTACCCAGCGGTCGACGTGCGCCAGCAGCTGCGGGAGGTGTGCGTGTGGCTCGACGCTCACCCGGACAAGTGCAGCCAGTCGGTGAACGGATCCAAGCAACGAATCGCCCGGTGGCTAGGCAAAGAGCAGGACAAGGGAGGAAGTACTCATGGAAACACCAACGGGAAACAGCGCAATTTCGCAGACATCGCCAACACAAGCCGCGGCGCTCTCGAACTCCTCGGCGATATGGATACTCCAGCGTATCTCGGCGGGGGAGGCGCTCAAGCCCGGCCCCACGCTGGACAAGTTCTCGAAGGCGCTGATGGTTCAGCTTTGGCAGCAGACGCTCGACGAGATCGGTGAGGCGCGGTTTGATGAAGCGTTCCGCCTGGCGCTGAATGCGTCGGTGTACCGGCCAGACATCGCAGAGATTCGCCGCTTCGCCGGCCTCGTCACTGCGGCACCGCTCGAGCAGGAGGCCAAGGCTGAACTCACGAAACTCATCTGCCTCATGCGTCATCACGGCTGGAAACTAACGAATCGCGGTAAGCCGGAGAAAGAGCCGCCGGTCCTGTCAGACATTGTGGCGGGCACGATTTGCGATATCGGAGACGGCGACAAAATGGAAGGCTTCAAGGTCGTATGGCGCCACCCCGCGTTAGATCTCACGCGCCCAGGGGTTGAGTTGGATGAGTTGGAATCCTTCCGGGCAGTCGCAGGAGAAAAGATTGAGCGCAAGTGGGTGGAGTTTTACACGCGGCGCAAGGCTGAGGGATTCAAGAGGCATCATGAGTTCCCGGCGGTGTCGGCATGATCTGCAAGTCGATCAATCTTGGAGTGTCGGGCTCCTGTGTAAAGGCGGCTGCTGACCTGGTAACCAAACAACTCACTGCCGAGAGCGGCCGTCCAGCTGCAACTGCACTCGAAAGCGATTCCGCTGTCTGGTTTGAGGAGAACGGTGCAATCACTTCGTTCCTGGTTTGGCGTGAGTGGGAAGAGGAGAACGCACTATTCATCGTCTTGGCCTGGACAGAGCCAAAACGCCGAAGCCAAGGGCGTTACCGGAAGCTATTCAACCTGGTGAAGGAAGATGCGAAACGGATGGGCATTTCACGCCTGATCCGTGGAATCGCCCCAACCGACACACTATCGCGTGAGGTTCACGAGGGCATGGGCATGAAGCCGGTGATGTTTGAGGTGACGGTATGAGCGCGGTAAAGAAGAGCGAAGCGCTCAAGGGAGTGCCGGTCACGTCAATCGAAGCGGTTGTAGACCGCGCCATGGAGTACCTCCCAACCAGTCTGGACTTAGCCCTTCCCGAGCATCGCATGAGGGTGCGGGAGTGGATGGTACGGATTTGCCATGTCGTCGTCACGGAGAACGCGGATTCGTTCGCCGCGGCGGCGCAGAGCGCTATCCAAGAGGCGGCAGCGCTGGTGATCAACCCCGACTATCACCGCGAGAAGAAGCGTGGGATGGAGAGGCGCAAGGCGGCGCGCGCACTTCGTCAGACTGTCGAAAAGCCGAAGACGAGAGCGGAAGTGGCGTTTCATCGCCTCGATGATGCAGCGGTAAAGATGTGATCAACACGCGGCATGACTAAAACCTGCACGACTTGTTGTACTGTGAGCGGCACAGGAGGCAGAAGAAAGTCTCCAAAAGGATTCACCCATGAGTCACAAGCACCGCGACGAAGAGTTCAACGACGACATCCTCCGCGAGATCCTGCGCACCGAGCAGGAAGAGTTGCACGTCCTGCGCAAGATCGAACACGACCTTCACCGACCAACCCCAACCAGCGTCATGTTTCAGGAGATCACCATGCTTTCTGCATCAGCCGGCAACACTCTTGTCTACACAGGAACACTCTCTCCCTCGGGATCCGCATTCCCCGCAGGCACAACCTTTGCGCTCGCGACCAGTGACCCGACGGTAATCCCGACCGTCGATGCCACCGGCCTGATCGTTACGATTCCTCTGCCGGCAACCTTCGTGGACGACCCAGCGAATCCCCTCACCGTGACTTATACGGCGAGCGGCATCACGCCTGAGCCATCCACATCCCCAACATCGTTGACGGCCGCAATCACGCCGACTGTGCCGACGCCACCAACTCCCACGCCCACCGGCATCACTTTCGCGCAGACGACCTAGCACCAAAATCACAGAATCACACAATTGAGCAAGTTCAAGCGCCGACGGCTCCCATAGCGTCGGCACTTCAAAAAGGAAGGAACATGGAACTCAATCCGAACCACCCAGTAACGCGAATGACTCACGATCAGTGGCACAAGATCGTGGGCGTTCTAATGCTCAAATTCGGCGTGACCGACGTTGAAATCGAGAGCGACGATGTGGTCCGTCTTGGCGATAACGAAAAGGCTGTGGTCGCCGATTGTCGCGGGGGAAGATTCATCATTCGAGTAGTTGGCATGGACGAAGCACGGAAACTCGCACATAGAGAGGGAGGCTTGCCGGTATGAGCGACAGCAGATTGGACGCATTAGAGGAACGGGTCAGAGCGCTTGAACTGAAGAATTCCCGCCTTGGACCGAAACCTGAGGATCCAGCAGAACGAAAGCGCCTCACCGAGCAGATCGTCGGCTCCGTGCGCGAACGGACGGCCGCTATCGAGAAGGAACCGCCGCCGCCTACGGACTGGAGTGCGCGTGTTTTGGCTGATGGATCGCCGGTCACCGAGGACCACAAGGAGCTGAAGCCCAACGGGCAACAGAAAGACTACGTGGTACTGACTGCCGAGGAGCGTTCCAAGGGATTCGTGCGTCCGGTGCGGCGTTCCTATAAGCATTTGCCGTGTGGCAGTGTAACCACGATGGGGCAAAGCATCGCGGAGACGTATGCGCGGGAGCCACGCTTCTACTCTGGAACCTTCTGTTGCCATTGTGCCGCGCATCTCCCGGTTGGCGAGGATGGGCAGTTTGTTTGGATCGATGACGGCACGAAGGTAGGTACATGAGCATACGCGGGACTAGCGCGAAGCATAGGTGTCCACCGCGCTGCCACCTATGCCCGCTGATCGACGGCGACCTGATGCCATTGTGCATGGGGTCTGCGGCAATGGCATCAGGTCCGCGTGATCGAAGCCGTTGCACGTGCAAAGTCCAAGAGCGAGATCGAAGGCGCGATATTGACCAAATTGGGGAAACCGTAAGGAGTTTGCTGAGGCGGGTCCGGGAACTTGAGAAGCAGCTAGGGGAAAAGAGTTGATGAACCTCACCGGCCAGCGCATCGAGCCATGGAACGGCGTCGAGCGGCCCCAGAAGCGGCGCCAGGATCCCGAGACCTGCCACTGCGGTAAGCCAGCGCTCTACCGTCACCCCATCAAGCACCACGTCGGCTACTGCAAGGACCATCACCAAGAGGCCGTCAAGGTCACTACCGGAACAAGGCACAAGAGCGAACGATAATCAGGAGAGAACAATGGGATACAACGATTTGAGTGAATGCACCTTGACGCAGGATGAGCGCGTGGCCGAGAAGGACCGCATCGTCTCGCGACTCACCGGAATTCAGGATGAGATGACGCCGAAAGAGCGGGAGTTCGTAACGAAGATGCACGATTACAACTGGGTCAGCGTCAAGCAACTGTTCTGGCTCCGCGATATCAATGAGAAGTATTAGCTCGGTACCTTCTGAGTTACGTGTTCAGTAATCGCACGCGTCGTGGTATATTCAAACCCGAACAGTAGCAGACAACTGAAACCAAACGTTGCTCCCCGCTAAGAGCCGGAGCAATTGTTACGAGGAAGCCGCTCGAATCAGGCTCGATCTTAGCGATGTACACCCGACCCACCCCCTAAATACCCTACCCCCACCAACAGGGCTCGCGCCCAGTAAGACGGTATCACCCAATCCCATTCAATTGAGGTTCTGGATGATTGCACGTCCTGCTGCCAAGTTTGATCGTCCTCGTGTGCATGTGAGCCAGAGGTCGAGGCCCCACGAGAAGCGATGCGTGCTGATTATACCCACCAGCGACGCTGCCTCTATCGATCCAAAACAGGCCGTGCCGGAGCGCGATGGTCTCAGCTACTACACCAGGGGCAAGGTTGTGGATGCCGTATCTCGTGGGGAGATGCGCTGGGTTGACAGATTCCACAATGCTGCGACGTTCACCGAAACCGCCTCCGGCACATGGCAGAAGACCCAAAGCGGCCCAGTCTGCACGATGCAGTTGAGGGTGGGATTCAAGGGCCGTCACGTACCGGCCGGGCAAAGAGAGCCGGAGTTGGTGCTGGCGTGAGAGCCAAGCGCCCACTCTTTGGTTGGTCCGTCGAAACGCCATCTAAGTCCGCAATATCCAAGCCCACTACCGGTCCAACGTGGAACGACGCCGACAACATACCCGATCCCAAAGCCCGCAGCATGGACGAACAGGTAGAGATGCGCTGCAAGACCAAGCGTCTGGCCGACTGCGAGCTGCCTGAAGGATTCAGGTTAGTCACCAAGACGCCCCGGCAGTACTGGATTGACTCTCAGTTGCGATGGGGCTTCGAACTTGCATTTGGGGAACATCGGCACATAGCGCGGTATATCCAGCAGGTAGCCGATGACGTGCAGATGCAGTGGGCAATCGCTGACTTCACCGCAGAGCTGATGTTCAACGGCGTGTCGCTCAACCCAAACAGGAAGCGGCACGAGACCGCGCGCAAGGAAGCGCGTCCATGTCTGGTTTAGAGGCTGTGGACGACACGGCCCATCTGATCGAATCTCAACTTGAGACCGTAAAGCGTATCGCCGGTCACATTTTCCACAAAGTCAAGGGGAAGGTGGAGTACGACGACCTTATTGGAGCTGGAAATCTCGCACTCGTGCAGTGCATTGGATCATACGATCCCTCCCGCGCCTCCCTAAAGACATTCGTCTCGCGCAGGGTATTCGGCGCAATGATTGACTTCCTGAGGCTGGAAGACCCCGCATCGCGTAACCGGCGGAAGGAACTCGGACCATCTTTCCAAATCTCGCAGCAATTTGCAGACGAGGCAGACGAGACCGGGCTGAAGCTTTCAGAACTGCATTCATGTTTCATTGATCCACAAGCGGCCGCGATTCGATCAAACCTCTTTGATTCGCTGAATGCTTATCCCACGGACAATCCCCGTGACCGTACGGTGCTTGTGATGGCTTTTGTTGAAGATAAGCGTCAGGAAGAGATAGCGAAAGAGTTAGACGTTTCACCGGGGCGAGTGAGCCAAATCATAGCCAACGAATCCTCGAAGCTTCGCGCTCACCTGAAAGTGGCGTAAGGAACTTAGGAGTTCCCATGTTTCTATCCGCACAAGACCTCGTATTCTTCGGGC